TACTATGCGGTTTGTAATAATCTACTATAAAGGAATAAAATATGAGTAGAATTCAGCCAGACAGACCGGGTTATAATGGCTACGTATGCGAAGGCATAACGTATGACATTATAGACCCTATAGACTGCGAGGGCAATGAGTATGAGCAGCTACCGCCTCTCATCAAAGGGTCAGTTGCTGTGGTGCCTTGGTATAAAATGCAGAAAATAGACGTAGACCCCCGACTAACGGCGATAGACCAGACCTGTAACATTAATTTTGATCCGTTCACAGGGACCTTTGTTGACTTATACACAGCTGTTGAGGATAACGGGTATGAGGGCATCATATCCCAGGATTGCTATGATTCAGATGAGCGGTTTGCTGATGGTTTTATGTCCCCTAATCCTTTCTTTCTTACGTGCATGTGTGGTAATGCAAGGGAAGCAGAAGGAGGTACGAGTAGCAGTAGCAGCTCCAGTAGCAGTAGCAGTAGCTCAAGTAGCTCAAGCTCCAGCAGTAGCAGTTCAACCAGCTCCAGTTCAAGTAGTTCAAGTAGTTCAAATAGTTCCAGCTCAAGTAGCTCCAGCTCAAGTAGCTCAAGCTCCAGCAGTAGCAGTTCAACCAGCTCCAGTTCAAGTAGTAGTAGTAGTAGTTCAAGTAGTTCAAGTAGTTCTGAACCTCCGTTTGTATCTGGGTGGTATCTCACGGAGGACAACTGGTATTATGATTCAAATTGTACAAATTTTGATTATACGTATTTGGTGTGTGGGTATTTTACCTCTGATGTATGGTGGGATGTTTGTCGGGGAGACCCTGGAGACCCTTTTTTCGGTTCATCTTGGCACGTACTATCAGGCCCCCATAGTGAGGCGGTTTGTAATAATCTACTATGCGGTTTGTAATAATCTACTATAAAGGAATAAAATATGAGTAGAATTCAGCCAGACAGACCGGGTTATAATGGCTACGTATGCGAAGGCATAACGTATGACATTATAGACCCTATAGACTGTACCGTTAACTTCTATGAGTTGTTGCCCCCAAACATAACAGGGAGCCAGACTAATGCCTCATACGAAGATCTGTCTGCTTTGGAGACCGATCCTACTCTGGAAGCTATACATGAAGCCTGCGATCTAAGCTTCAATCCCTTCACAGGTACCTTCATAGATATGTATCAGCGCTTTATTGATAACACACTGGATCATTATATAGCTGATGATTGTTATGAAACCACAACCTCAGTATATGGCCAGGGCTTCTTAGGGCCTAAACCTATGACAGGTGTAACAGGTGATTGTGGTTGTGGTAATACAGTAGCACCGCCAGTAGCGCCTCCGAAACCATGGGGTGACAGTAGCAGTAGTAGTGAAGATGCTGATTATAGCACAAGCTCCAGCCTAGGTTTCACAAGCTCAAGTAGTAGCCTTGGTTTAACAAGTTCAAGTAGTAGCTCAAGTAGTAGTCTAGGGTTAACAAGCAGTTCAAGTAGTAGTAGCCTCGGTTTCACAAGCTCAAGTAGTAGCCTCGGTTTCACAAGTTCAAGCAGCAGCCTAGGTTTAACCAGTAGTAGCAGTTCAAGCAGCAGCTTAGGTTTAACAAGTTCAAGTAGTAGTTCAAGCAGCAGCCTAGGTTTAACAAGTAGCAGCAGCAGCCTAGGTTTAACCAGTTCAAGTAGTAGTTCAAGTAGCAGTTCAAGCAGCAGTAGTTCAAGCAGCAGCCTAGGTTTAACCAGTAGCAGCAGCAGCTTAGGTTTAACAAGTTCAAGTAGTAGTTCAAGTAGCAGTTCAAGCAGCAGTAGTTCAAGCAGCAGCCTAGGTTTAACCAGTAGCAGCAGCAGCCTAGGTTTAACCAGTAGCAGCAGCAGCTTAGGTTTAACAAGTTCAAGTAGTAGTTCAAGCAGCAGCCTAGGTTTAACAAGCTCAAGTAGCAGTTCAAGCAGCAGTAGTTCAAGCAGTAGTAGTTCAAGCAGTAGTCTTGGTCTAACGAGTAGCAGTAGTAGCTCAAGCAGCAGCTTAGGTTTAACAAGTTCAAGTAGTAGTTCAAGCAGTAGTCTTGGTCTAACGAGTAGCAGTAGTAGCTCAAGCAGCAGCTTAGGTTTAACAAGTTCAAGTAGTAGTTCAAGCAGCAGCTTAGGTTTAACAAGTTCAAGTTCAAGTAGTAGTTCAAGCAGCAGCTTAGGTTTAACAAGTAGCAGTAGTTCAAGCAGCTCAAGCAGTAGTCTTGGTCTAACCAGTTCAAGTAGCAGTTCAAGCAGCCTCGGGTTAACAAGCAGCAGTAGCAGTAGCAGTGTGCTTGATACTTATGGGGTCGTTGCGAGCACTATCCCGGTCGTTATGGGTGGAAATTACGTAGTGCACAGTGTACCTTAATAAATAACGGAGATACAATGACAGTTGAATTAAATACACTAGCTCCTTTAAAATGGGTCGCAGATTATAGCGGTGCAGCTCCTACAATAGATAGTACCGACGATGCACTTGTAGGGGACTTTGCAGTAGATACCTCTAACGATGCAATATGGTATTGCAGAGACAACACAGCAGCAGCCGCTGTATGGTCTGGACTGAAACCTATATGGATTGAATCAGGCTCAGACATAAACTTTAATACAGGAAACGTTAGTATAGGTACTGCGTTTGGTTCACCGTATGCTCAAGCTGATGATTTTGTAGTTTATGGTGCAGGAGACTGTGGTATTACTCTTATGGGTGGTAAAACCTCAGCTGATACATCTCATTTATTTTTTGGGGATATTGACGGTGCAGGGGTAGGCAGTATTACTTATACCCATTTTGCAGATGAAATGACATTTAGAGTTAATGGGTCTGAAAGCATGCGCATCGACTCAAGCGGGGATGTGGGGATTGGATACACAACTCCAAGTAATTTTTCAGCCAGTGGCGCAACTCAACTAGTAGTGGGTGGTGGTTCGGGGAATGAAGGAATTACCATCTTCAGTGGAACCACGGGGACCGGTTCTATTGCTTTTGCAGATGGAACAACAACGACCCAAGGATATGAGGGGCTGATTACCTATAATCATAATACAAATTACATGGGCTTGTGGACTAATCATGTTGAAAGAATGAGAATCGACTCAAGCGGGGATGTGGGGATTGGCGGGACTCCTGGCCACGCTTTAGACATTTGGGATGGTGCAATAGGATTAGTTATCGGTGCTCAAAATGCCACAAAGAACAGGACTAATTCTACATCTAAAGTTTCGCGCATAGGGATGCCTCATTATACACTTGCAGAAGAACCCGTTGCTGTATTAAGTTGCATCTCAGGGTCGGCATCTAACATAATTAATATAGGTGGTGCGTCTGTTTTAATGAACACTGCAACCGATATTAAATTCTATACTAGTGCTACAAATACAACGGTAACTGGAACACAAAGAATGGCCATCGCCTCAAACGGCGCAGTTAATATAGTAGGCGCATTAACTGCCGCATCCTACTCAGATAACACCCCTTTCTTTTCAGGTGATGCAATAACTGAGATTATGAAAGTCAAAGGTAAAGACGGGGAACTTGACCATAAAACTCTACCAACTTTTGCAAGGATCACCAAAACAGAAAAGGTAAAAGACAAAGACGGAAAAATTGAAAAGGATGTAGACGGAAAAGACAAGGTAAAAATCACAGAACACAGAGATTTAGGTGCTATGATTTCAATTTTAACTAAAGGTATGCAAGAGCAACAGACTTTAATTACGGCTCAGGCGCAGACAATAAATAACCAGGACGATAGAATAAAAGCACTAGAAAGTGTATAACCAAAAGGAGAGCATGATGGGAAAGGAAGTTAAGAGGATGTCAATCGCAACAGAGGTACTACAGGCAACGCTGAACTACATTAGCGCACAACCCTATAACCAAGTTGCTAATTTACTTAATGAGATTCAAAAGGATGCTAAACCGATTGAAGAAGTAAAGAATAACAAGGAGAAATCAAATGAGTGACGACAAGAAGGAAACCCCGGCCGTAGAGAAAAAACAACAACCTGTAAGAATGTCCGTGTCTCAGCCCCTATTGCAAGGCGCAATAGACATCCTTCAAACACTACCTTTTAGTCAAGTTGCTGATGTATTGTTAGCCCTTCAAAAAGATATCAAGGTATCAACAGGGGACAAGTAGAGCTATAGTGTATAAAAATAGGAGGAACTATGCCTTACAAAGACATACCTAAGAAACAACCTCATTTATTTGAGGTTGAACCAGCTATCTATCAATTAGATGATGACCGTGTACAAGGGCTCCGTACAGGCGAAATTACCCAAACAGAATTCATGCGCCTAATGAAACAAGAAGACCCTTGGGAACTTAGGCAGGGTAAACTGCACCTTGTTACCGAAAAGGAGAATGAGGACCGCAAAGTAATGTTTACGAACCAGCGTAGGATGGCCCTCAAGAAAACTGGAGGGCTAACAGGCTCAGCTATCAGTGACGACCCTGCAAACTTTAAGAGGGCCTATCCAGAAGTAGCCATTGAGATCGACCGCGTAATGAGGGAGATCAAAGCTGAAGCGTGCGTAGGGTGTGCAGCCAATCAGAAGATGATACCAATCCTTGAACAGATACTTAAAGCAGAGACTCAAGGTAGAGACCTTACTATGCTTAAGAATCTAACCCCCCTTACACTCAAGAAACTGAGGGGTGGAGACATCGATGCAGAGGTAGATGTTGCACCAATAGAATATCCTCCTATGTTTACTAAGACTGTTATCCCTAAGCTACAGGAGCCTGTGGACGTGCCGGTCAAGCCCGACATTAAGAATTTTAAAAAGATCTCGAAGCTCTCCGTTACCCCGGAAGATTTCTGGGCAGCAGGACCACAGATCCTGGCAGTATATCCTGAACTGACCGAGTACTGGGAGCAGGTAATGACCAAGGCCAATAAAGCCAGCTGCAGTAGCTGTGTCCGTAAGCGGTATAAGAAACGAATACTAGATAGAATTAAAGCACTTGACCCAGAGGGTAGAGAGGTAGCTCCTCTGACAGCTGTTCTGGGTACCCGTTTTGTACGACTACTGACTAAGAGCGAAAAGAAAGGCACCGAGGCAATGGCGGCACCCATGCCACCATCTGATACGGGTAATGGCCCCCGCCCAAGCTGTGTTGATTGTGCTCGTAAGCATGTAGCCCAGGCTATTGTACTCCTAGGAGAGGCCCAGCTAGGCTACCCCGATCATAAGTGGTTGGCAGTAGGGCACTTAGCCGAAGCATCCGAAGAGATGCTCGGGGACTACCCTGAGATAGCAGCCGACATACGTACAGCTAGGCTCCTTGTAATGGAAGAAGACGTATCCACCCCTGATTTGATGGATTTATTCCCCTTATTAGGCGCTGAAGTGTCCCTCTTCGCTCCCGGGGGCTCGCGTGCGCCTCAAAAAAAACTCATTTTAAAGAACCACCAAAGCCCTGGCGACATAGTTATGATGACAGCGGCGGTCCGGGACTTTAAAAAGGCCTTTCCTGCCTACGATATAGATGTCAGAACCTCAGCGGACCCTTTGTGGGAGAATAACCCCTATTTAACACCTCTTGACGAGTCTGATCCTGATGTGGAGAGCATTGTTATGAATTATCCGCTCATACACAGAAGCAATGAAGGCCCACATCACTTCATAAACGGGTTTCGTATGTTCCTTGAAGACCATTTAGGGCTTAAAATACCCGCCGGACCCCTCAAAGGCGATATACACATCTCAGATGAGGAGAAAGGTTGGATATCACAAATAGAACAGGAAACAGGAAAGGATCAGCCTTACTGGGTTATTGCGGCCGGTGGCAAAACAGATTATACATGCAAGTTATGGGATCCCTCACGCTATCAGGCCGTCGTTGATGCTATGAACAAGATGGGCATACTATGTGTACAGATAGGTGAAGATGACGAGGGGCATATACAACAACCCCTTGAAAATGTAGTTAATTTAATAGGCAAGACCGACCTTAGAGAGTTTATAAGGGTTATATATCATTCTTCAGGGGTCATATGCCCTGTAACGTTCCCTATGGTAGCAGCTATAGCGGTGGAGGCTAGACCCGACAGATGCCTCAAACACCGCCCGTGTGTCGTTATTGCAGGAGGTAGAGAACCGGCACAATGGCAGGCCTATCCTGGCCATGCATTCCTACACACTCAGGGAAAGCTATCATGTTGTGACCAGGGTGGGTGCTGGAGAAGTCGTATTATACCCCTCGGCGACGGTGACTCCAAGGATAGTGATCTTTGTGAGAATCCTGTGAAGCTTCGTAATGGTAATACTATACCTAAATGTCTCGATATGATCACACCGAAGGAGGTACTCCGACATGTCAAAGAATACACAGCCGGTTTTAAGGCCAGTCAAGGTTGAGCACTACACGGATGAGTTTGGCATAATACACCAGAAAGACCCGATAATCATGCAGTATACCCCGGGCTACATTGAGCAGCTCTACAGTGATGATGCGCGCCAGATGGATATGCAGCGTATACGTATGGAGTATGTGCAGGACGTGCTTGGAGTTACGTATACCCACCAAGCAGATTGTTTAGAGATAGGGCCTGGTAGGGGTTACTTTATGCAATTTGCCAAAGGATCTCTAGGGAGTTTAGAGGGTTATGATATAGTTGATAGCCTTTATAGCACTGTGACTCAGCAGGAAGCTCTTAGTAGGCAGTGGGACATCCTTTTCATGTATGATGTTATCGAGCACCTACCCTCCCTCACTGACCTTTTTAAATATAAGTTTAAATACGCAGTGCTCTCGGTGCCTGGGTTACCTCCTTTGCACTACAAAGGCCCTGACCCTACAGCAGAACTAGAAAGGCTGGGGTGGCACCACTATAAACCGAACGAACATCTTCATTATTTTGACCCTTGTAGTTTTAAAAGGTTCTCGGACGCTAATAAGTTCCGCCTTCTTCGAAGTTCTAACCCAGAGGATGCGTTAAGATCCCACGAGGGAGTCCATCCTAATATAATAACATATACTATTGAGAATTTAAATGACTAAACTAGTAACCATGGATTGCAAATCATCATACAGGTTATCCAGTATGAAGCGGGCGGGGCATCACGCGATTATACGCTGGTTGATGGGGAACTTTAATCCTGCTGATATAGTTGTGCATAAGAATGGCGTTGAAGAAACCCTAGATGATCATAATCCCTATATACTACCAATAAATACACGTTTTAATAACAATGGTAACCAGGTTCGTAGGTTAAGAGGCAAGTTTTTGGCTGATTCTTATATCTATAATTATGAAGAAAAGTCTCCGAAACGAATATTAAATATAGAAAGCTACTCTAAAAACGATAGTGAACTCTGTGACATAGTAGTGATTAGAGATCCATATAATATGATAGCTAGCCGGCTGGAATGTAATTTTATAGATAACCAAGAAGCTAACTTACCTAAAACCGTAGCTTTGTGGTTAGAATATGCTGATGTTTACCTAAACCATAAGCAGGAAAATCTTATTTGTATTAATTTTAATGCCTGGTTTAGGGATAAAACATACAGACAGACTATATGTGCTCAAATGGGGTTATCCTTTTTAGATAGGTCGAGGGCTGAGGTGGCCCGGGCGGGTGGTGGTAGTTCCTTTGACGGGTTAACTTACGACGGTAAGGCACATCAGATGGATGTATTAAACCGTTATAAACATTACATGACTAATGCTCTTTATAAAAAATATGTATTAACTAATCCTGATATTAAGGAGCTCTCCCACAGGATATTTGGAGAAATAATTAATGCTTGACACTATCTCATTTATAACACTTGCTGATGATGGGTACCTCCCGGGGGTCTTTACATTGTGTCATAGTATTCGTCGCTGGTATCGTGACATCCCTATCCATGTATGGTATCTCATAAAGGATCCAGCCAACTTAGCTAGGCTGAAGGAGTTCCAGCAGGTGCACAATAATATAATACTACATGATGCTAACCCTTATAAACAGGGCCGTAAGGAGTGGTACCTTAAGCCTGACATAATAGAGGCAACAGATACGGAGTCGTTCATATTTATGGACGCGGACGTATTGTTAACCTATAAGATTCCATCAGTATTTGATACTATAGAAGAGGGTTTTTTGTGGGGCTGCCGCTCGGGCAACCGGATACCCGCAAAGAATCAAGGGTTAACTAGCGTGCTACGGAGGGTAAAGCCTACTTCGCTAAATAGAGAACACTCACTACTAACCTCAGGTATTTTTGGTTGTAATAAGGAATTACACAAGAACATCTTAGATAAATTTAGAGCCGGTTGCGCAGATGAGGCGTTCAGGAAAACTGTTTTTGGTGATATGCATATTCTTAATTACCATATAGCAGTAAACAATTGGTGGCCCAAAGTACACTATTGTTCAGATAATTCTATCTATGGGACCATATTATGTGATATGGAGGCTACACGCTTTAAAGATGGACTATTTATAGTGTGTAAAGCTCATTCTAAGGGTATAATACGTATTACACATTACAACGGATCCAAGCCTTGGACCGAATCTGGACGATTAATGCCTAAGCGGAAGCTTAATACCAACTCCATCCAATTATGGGATAATGTCAACGCAAGTGTCCAGGCAGGGAACTCTTTTTGGGTGCCTTAAGGCCTTAAATAGGGGTATTTTAGCCTTGTTAAACCCCTTTAAACCCCTTTAAAACCCCTTAAAACCCCTTATTTTACCCCCAAAAACACCGAAAATAGGCCTTTTTTCTTGGCATTATATACTAGAACAATAGAGTCTATAACTACGTTGTTCGGGGTTACTTTTTTTTCGCTATGAGCTGACCTAAATGGTGATAAGGATCTGTTTAGGTGGAATATTAAACACGTCAAAATGCGTATCGAAGACTGACATAATGTCGTCTCTTGAAGAAGTCGATTAATACAAGGCTCGTAGTGAATTTTTAAGTACTGCTACTGCTCTCTGAGCTACTCTCGCTGCTATTAGAGCTACTGCTACTTTCGCTAGTATAACTGCTACTGCTATCACTGCTCTGACTTGTGCTACTGCTGCTATAAGCCCCGGCTGCTGTGCTACTGGAACTTTCGTTCTCAACCCACCCGCCGCTGCTCTCGCTACCGCTGCTATCAGTCTTGGTACTCTCACTAGAGAAGCTACTGGAGCTTGTTAGGCTTGTGCTACTGCTGGAGTTACTACTAAGTGTGCTGCTACTATCACTGCTCTCACTACTGGAGAGAGAACTTCTGCGACTGCTCTCACTGGCACTACTATCAGATCTACTGGTCGGTGTGCTTTCTGAGCTGCTTAAGGATGTTGCACTACTTGTGCTGTCACTACTGGAGCTTAAGCTACTTGAGCTTGAACTACTAAGTGAGCTACTGCTGCTGCTAGATGCTAGGCTTCTAAGAGCTTCACTGCTGCTACTATTACTGGAGCTACTGTCTGAGCTACTGGAACTATCATATACTGTGTAGTTGAAGTTAACAGTTTCGTCTTCATATAACTCGTCAAGCTTATCTTTATTATTAAGGAGGTATTGTATGTCCTGTTTGATTATATCCCATGTGGTGTCCATGACATCTACACTGCGGAATACCAGGTCGATATATGTTAGACGGAAGAATGGGATATCCCCTACAGGCTCATTTTTTGGATAGTCTGCCATGTCGCTCGTCGAAGCAATATTGCAGAACTTATCATCCGGCACTATTTCTCCTGGTAAACTTGGGAATCTTTGGTAAACCATCACCTCGGGTTCCATTCCGACATGTTCAGATATCCATGCCCTCAACCGGTGTGTTCCCTCGGGCTGTAGTCGAGTTATTTTTGATTTAAGTTGTAAGCCGTATGATGACATATTTTTTAACCTCTCTATAGTGTTATCCTTAATATACGTCATATGTGAGGACTTGTAAAGCGTACCACATGATTATATATTAACTTATCATGGGACGCAGACCTTATACAACTGAATATTTTATTAAACAAGCCACACAGATTCATGGCTTAAAGTTCAATTAGACTCAATAATTGAATCACTTAAGCTTTGACTTACACGGTCCAATATTAAGTTGTATAGGGCCTGTTATACTATAGTGCTTGCTCAATGCTTCATATACAAGATCTGACTTACCGTTACGTATAGCCCTCAGAAGACCAGCCCCTATAGAGGGCGCCAGGTAACCGGGCTTGAGTTTCTGCTTCCTGCACTTGGAGCAACCACGTTTACCCATGGATCTTTTATATAGGTCACGTACCCCGCTCATTTCAGGCAACTGGTAGATAGCTGGAATCTGAAGTATATTAATAGAGTCAGAATCTGTTATGGTATTTGAGGGTTGTATTGTTGACATTGCGCTTCATCTCCATTATAGTATTTAATAATATACCCTTTACAAACATAGGATACAAAAAATTATGAACACACTAGCTGATGTTTACGGGGATGCTTCATACAAAGGTTTTATGAAGATTGCCCAAGAAGTAGAGATTCCAGCCTTTGTCAAAGAAGGATCTCTTGACTCGGACGCTTTCAACACGTACAGCCCTGACGCTTTCGGGGACCCTTCTCAGCGCAAGTACCCAATCGATAATAAATCGAATACGTGGGTCTCCAGAGAATTTTTCGAAAGAGAAAAGGTTATGTATGACCCTCAGATGCGCGATGTGATTGAACAGCGCATACAGAAAGCAGCCTCCTTCTGGAAACTGCCTGAGTCCGTAAAGATCGCTGCACCAGATGAAGAGTATCATCCAGTGTCTGCTATGCATGGCAATAAGAAGATCTTCGAGACTAAGATCAGCCGCCCACAACATTATAAAGAAGCAGCCGAACATCTGATCAATAACAAGAGCAAGATGACATATGAGATGAGGCGCACGTTTGCACGTGACCTACTCAACACACCTGAAGAGCTGCGTATGGACTTAGACAAAGAAGCATCCGAATACTTAGAGAAGGCGGCCGGTTATGGCATGGCCACTAATGTAACACTCATGGAAGGTATCATGAGCCGCGTTGCTCACTTATATAGAACTTACCCTGAGCTCTCTGACAAACTCGTCAAAGCAGCAAAGGAACTCAAAGACATGGACTATACACCAGCCACCCTTGATAGGGTTGCGGGTATGCTTGATGTCGTTGATAGAGCCGTTGAACTGCATCGTTACTATGATAACGGACATAAGACTCCTGAGGAATCTGTGTTTACTATCACTGAGAAGACTGCACGTGACTTCACTGAAGAAGCCGTCAGACTCTCTACAGGTAACGTTATCAGCAAGACAGCCCTACTGAACAAGAAATCAATGGTAGATGAATTCTTTGAAAACTACATGGGCGAAATGCCTTATGAGTCTGACCAAGAAATGATCGAGATTGTAGCATCCCTGCCTCGTGATGATGCAGAAGCACTTGAGAGTTCAGTATCACTTAAAGGAATAAAGATATAAATGTATCCCGAATCAGTAGCAGAGAAGCTACGGGATCCTGCACTGTTCTGTTCCTCTGTTCTGATTTTGCTTATAGATAACTTCGGCACGGAGGTACTGGACTGGGAACCGGAAGCTATATACCTTGAGTTGGAAGACACCTTCAAGGTAAAGGTCACCAGATTGCTGGCTGATAAGATTAACGCAGCCTGCGCATTAATGTCGACCGATTTATACCACAAGTCACTAGAGGGCTTCTGTACTATTAACTCCGCCTTCAACTTCAAGACAGTATCCGATTCAGACTTTAACTTCTGCACCCTTGAGGATATCATGTGGGGTTTAACAGAAGCACGTATGCTAGAAGGCCCGGCAATGTTCGACGAGGCAGAGTTCTCCCATGACATTGCACGCTACACAGCAGAGCTTCTATCTGTAGAGGGTATAACCAAACCTCCGGAACTAATGAAGTATGCAGAGTATGAACCCGGTGAACTAGATCAGCGCAGCCTTACGTTGGCTGGTGATGCTATGGCAGCAGAGGCATACTGGGGCAGACAAGAAGAAGAACGCGTTAAGCTAGAAGAATTGGCTACTAAAAACTTAGAGGCGCTGTTAGAAGAAGTTACAACACTTCCCCTTAAAAATGGTAAAGCATCTCTTCCTGAGAATTTTAAATAAACAACAGCTACCTTAAACCCTCCTCTGCTTCGGCGTTGGAGGGTTTTTTATTAGGAGTAGTATGGACGATATACAAAAACATGGTTCGATCTATTTAAAAAGAGTAAGAAAGGAGGATGCTACTTGCATTGGCTGTTACTTCCATCAAAATAGAGACGTAGAGGAATGCCCAGTGCCTAGGCACATGTCATGTTACAATGCCGCCAATTACGCGTGTATCTGGGTGGAGATGGATAACCTATATGGGGACCTATTAACAGTAAAGGAGTTAACAGATGGTAATAAAAAAGGATAAGAAGGGGAGGCGCTATAAGCTTGTAACAGGTCCTATAACAGGAGTACCTACTTGTGTTAAATGTGCCTGGGGCGGTACCCTAACCTGCGCCCGTGATTCAAAGGAGTGGCTGCATATGTGTACGGACAGCGACCTCCAACAACAACATGCCCTTCCCGGAGCATATACGCTTTTCTGGGAACGGATGGATGACTTATATGATGATCTACTTAAAGTAAAGGAGCTTACAGATGAAAGTAACAAACATTGAGGAGATCAAACCTCCCACAATAGCCTGCCACGCGGCAGCCATAGAATATAACGGAGACGAACCCATCTATGCATGGTTCGGAGGCTCGCGCGAAGGTGCGGGAGATGTTAGAATCTATATACAGTATAAAGGTAAGGTACATCCTCTGCGCATGAGCCTGGATTGTGCACTACCGGCATGGAACCCTGTATTCATGAGAATGCATGACCAGCTTTATATGTTTTTTAAAGTAGGAACATTCTGTGACAGTTGGCAGACCTTCCTATTAGAGATTAGCTTTGCTGACGATAGTATCTGTTTAGGTAAAACTATAATGATGCCTGCTGGGTTTAATGGCCCTGTTAAGACTGCCCCTGTAGTAATGGGTAATATAGCATATATGGGATCATCTGTAGAGACCCATTTTAAATGGACATCCTATACAGAGACCGCTATCCTTAATGATGGTAAGTGGTTCTTTCACCGGGGCGACCCTATTGGAGTATTCAGTACACACCCATTCAAAGGTTTAATACAACCTGCACTGTGGATGGAGGGTACCGTACTGCACGCAATGTTCCGTAGTAGTAAGGAGTCAGGATACATATGGCACGCTATGCAGGATGATGATGGTAACTGGCGCCCCGCTATGGCTACACATATACCTAATCCTAATAGCGGTATAGATGTTGTACAGCATAGTAATGGTAAGCGTTACCTTATATATAATCCATCAGCCGAGGCAAGGACACCGCTGAACATAGCGGAGTTCGAATTGAATAAGGCTGGTAACCCTGAACTTTTGAAAGTTGTGGAGATAGAAGCAGTGTCGAATGCACAAGCGTGGAACATTGGCACACCAGAGGTTTCTTATCCATATGGAATAGAAGCACCTAACGGCGATATAACAGTGGTCTATACCCATAGGCGTAAAACTATTAAATGTGCTACTGTGGTACCTTAAAACGTCCACACGGGCATTCTAGGAGGATGATGAAGATACTAAAGAAAACACTTGTAGAAATAAGAGGAATAACAGTATATGCAGTATACTTTGAGATGGGGACAAGGGAGACTTATCCTTGTGACATATGTTGCTTTGAGCCAGACGCCCCTCCCCCTGCCGGTAGTGATCAGAGTAGACGCTGCCCTCATTCGGATGGTGAGTGTCCTACTCAAACATACTTCGAAGCACTGGACCCTCTACACGCAGATTTATTAAAAGTAAAGGAGATAACAGATGGCTGACAAAGAACAAGCAGAGGCGAAGCAGTTATATACGGCTCGCAAAAGTCACTTAGATGTTCCTGTTGGTTCTTTTAATCTATTAACACACCAATGGGAGCCTTCAAGAACACATAAAGAATGGCAGCCGTGTTGTACGGCTATCCAAGGGTCGGAGAGTCAGGAGGGGTATATGTTTACCCACTGCATGTCTTCCCGACATATAGGCCACAAGTGTGGTTTAGAAGGCAAGGAACTATTAGAGTTCGTTGATTACACCGAATGCCAAGCATTTGATGATGAACTAGCAAAAGGAGATATCTATGACGACGAAGAGATCGAAAAGTGCTGCGATGCTTAGGCATGTTTATCATGTCGGGTGGTGCAGGCTATACAGATTGAAGAGAAACTTGTCCAAGCTTTCTAGAAAAGAGTTTGATCCTGTTTTTCTAAAATACCTTGCTGACCGGTGGTGGGTTAATGAAACAGCACTGCAGGAGCATATAGAGCTGGAGCATGTGTCTCAAAAGCTCAGCTATGGTTACGACGATGAGGAGGAGGGCATCCACTATTCCAAGAAGTTGTTCCCTATGCCCTCATGGGCAGTGGACCGATGTAATAGGTTCGATAGGGGTGGCCTGATAGAGGACACTTGCGAGCACGGAGTGGGACACCCTAACGCCTTTTGGCTGGAGTTTAATGCCTTGGTAAATGAGTGGAACGGCACACCAGAGCGTAGTAGGCATGATGGCACACACGGCTGCGATGGCTGCTGTAGGCATGAGGATACCCGTAAAAGAAAAGGAGACCCGCCATGGAGGCCTACCCAGACCCCTTAAAAGATGATGCATACACCAATGCACATATGATGCTGGATGAGCTGGTGAGTATTCGAAGGAAGCACACCATTATAAGAATAGCCCTGGAGCAGGCCTCATCTAAAGGTGATTCAATGCCTGTTCAGGGTTGGAACACGGAGGCCCTCATAACAGGGGCCATGGGCAGGGGTGAGCCTTGTCTACCAGCTGGGCTCCTAGATGAGCTTACTTAAAGCTCGCGCTTGTCAGGGTCTTCGTTCTTTTTAAGACGTTGTTCCTTGGCCTCGCCGACGCGCTCAATAATGTCCTTAACGATGTCCATCATGACTTTGGCATCTTTTACCTTTTCTAGCTTGGAAGCTATTACAACAAGCACCTCTGCTCGTTCGATGGCTTCCTCGATAGAAAGGATCTTGGTTTCGACTGGGTTACCAATCTCTTTAATACCGTCTTTACGTTTGCCTGTGTCATAGACCTCCAGGACAACATTACCGTTCTTGGCTGTTACGCCCTTAATGTTCGACATGTGTTGGGATTCCATAATATCCTCCGGTTACCAAACTACTTTCTCTGGATCAGTCGGGGCCGCTAAGGCCAGCTGCTGTTCCGTTATTGTAAACTTATCCTTGACAGTGTTCATGTCAGGGTACGATTGACGTGTGTGCCATATGGCCGAACACGCATAATTTAAAGCATGGGCAAAGTCATCACTCTTTTTGGGAGCTTTGCCTATAAGATACATAATACCGCCTCTGGGTAATTCCCGGGGCATCTCTACAAGGTTAAGTAGATCATCCAGTACTATCTTGGATTCGTCATCATAGAACGGCAGTGAGATCTTATGTGCCCTTAACATAGCGCACATAACAGCCAAGCTCCGTGCTTTATCGATGCTGTAAGAGAACCGGGTACCGTTACCTGTAGGTGGGTTATAGGTTATAACATCTTTGTTGGTGCTGCTAACGTATGTGTAAGGTATGATCTGATGATCGGGCAAACCTGCCTGTCTCATCAAGGATTCCCTAACATAACCTGCGCCACCATAATCATGTGCCATATAGACACACTGAAACTTGCGGAACTGATCCATGATATACATGGACTCTTCTTCAGGGCTCATACCCATGGGGAGCCTCTCAGAGTATAAGTTATCTACTACATCTGTACCGTTACGGAAACCCACGACGGCTAATGCAGTGTAGCTCTCTGATAAGTCTCCGCCACCACTCCAGTCAACACCCATAACATAACCGGAATACTGGTTGCGCAACTTAATTGTAGCAGCCATATCATTCTTATGTTTACCGGCCGCTGAGATTAAGTCGGCTTGTGATAATAGTTTAACGTTTTCATCGCAAGGCACCCCCAGTACCTCGTTATAGAATTTAGCCTTAGAGTAGGACCCGGGACCTTCCATTTTACCGAGTAGGGCCTGCCACTTAGCTTTAATCCCATAATGAAGAGGATGTGTTACCTGGCAGAAATGATAACCAGCATGCGTGGCAGCCAAGTCAGGCCGTGCATGTACATAGTAACCCCGGCGCCCATCTAAGGTGCCCCCGCATTTGGCACATATAATAGTTTTCTTACCCAGCATCTTAATCAGGTCCTGCTCAATCGATGCTATATTCTTTTTACGACAGTGACTACAAGGGATACACCACTCCGCCATACTACTGTCGTTCCACACCACTGCAAGTGTTCCATCCGACGTCTTAGGCGTACCGGTATATTGCTGGAAACCGAAGTACCTATTTGCACTTGTTGTTTCGAATAAAATTGGGAGGAAATCGTAGTCAATGTCTTGGCAATTAAGGCTTTGCACATTATTTGCAAGAATATAATTATGCGTTCCGACCACCTCTATATCGTAAACAGGCTGCACAGCTGTAACCTCTATTTTAGATATTCTGCTAAGGGTTACGCCTGCTCCAGCTTCCTTGCACGGTAACGCCGCTGGTTGTCCCTCAACTTTAACTTCTGACACACCTCGGCCTGGCAGACGGTGCTTGTCTTCTTGTAGAGGGGTTCCCCGCAGTACCTGCAATGGCCTGTTGGCCCTTTCGCCAGTATTTTGCGCTTGTGCCGGGCATTCGTTATAAGGCGCTGTCTTTCTTTCTCTGCAGGGTCGTTGGCAAGCCTCTCTTTCCTGCGTTGGTCCGACCGGGCATTCTGTTCTTTTACTTTGTCGGGGTTGTTCTTGCGCCACTCTTTTGTGTGCACTGCCTCTGCTTTGTGGTCCCTGCGTGCGTTGGCCTTGTCCAGCCGATCTCTGTAGCGTCCCTGGTCCTTCTTTAATTTTGCATAATACCGTTTGCGCTCCGACTGTAGACTTGCTTCGTATGCCGGGTCTCCCTTTAGCGATGTCCGCTTGTCGCGTTTGCGTTCGTTTACAAGGTCCCTGTTGCGTTCCAGGTAGGCTGCTGCATGCTTTCTTCCCATTGCCCTGCTGTACACTAGGTCCTTGTAGTAACAGCGCCTGGCTATTATCCTGGATTGTTCCGGGTTGGCACGGCGCCACTCCGCGGACTTCTCCATTATGTATTCTTTGTTTTCTTCGTAATATTCGTGTTTGACTATGTGATCGTACTCCTCTTTGCATGCACCCTCGCATACCCATGCTCCCTTGGTTAGCTCTGCCCCGCACATTAAGCAACGGTGTTCTATACGGTTTATCTTGTAAGCCATCGGTGCAGGCATGTAAGGTGCTATCAACGGTATCAGGGTTATTGTGCCCTTCGCAGTTATGTATAGCAGAGGGTACGTGAAGACTTCCCCGTCCCTCGTTTTGTTCACCATATACACTTTGCTCTCCACACCATACTTGGCCATTAGCCATGTAGATAGCAGGTCCACTTCCTCCGGGCTGAACCCGTGAGTCGATATGCTCACAGTCCTGCGTCCGCTGTCCAGACATCCGTCGTCCCCTATCCACCACGCTATCCCCTCGGGGGTCAGCTGTGAGAGCCACTCCGTGTTCACTAGCTTGTGATGCCCGTCCGGGCATGTTAGGGTGAAGATATAGTGAAACACTGAGAGGGCCTGCGTCCTCCAGACACTCGACCATTCTCCGTAACCCCCGTTCTTGATCTTGTAAGGTGCTCTGGTGGCGTACTCTGCTAACAGGGCGTACTTCTCCAGGTTGTATTGGTGCTGGCACCACCCGTGATTTGAGCGGTAACATACAGTCTGCTTGGCTGCGCTGCTTACCTGCATTGAGCCATCCCCTAGCATCGTACCCAGTAACAGCTGCTTCTGTGATGCCGTCAAAGTCTCCGGTTTGTTTTGCATACTCATAATTTATTACCTCCGATAATCGTACAGGGCCTATAGATGTGGGGAATGAATGATCACCCGTACACTCTATTGTTTCACCTGTCTCTAGTGTAACTTTAAAACACAGCCGCTCCCCGTGATAGGAAGCATCCTTTGCTGCGATACTATTTAACACTGTACCATCATTGTTGAAAGAATGCAAGTACTCACCTGCTTTAACTTCACAGACCTTTTTGGATGAAAAAGTCACTCCGTCATAACTCGTTGATATTAAAGTATTTGCGCTGAGGCTCTCGTCAATTGCGACACATGAGATTGAGGATATGCCCCTCACACGATCGGGATTTAGGTAGCAATATTCTAGGAATATCATAGACCCAGAATGGAACTCTTTCGTGTAGAATTTACCCACCTCCTGGTCCGACATCATATCGCTCTTTATGAGAGAGTGTTTAAGAAGAGGCCTCAGGATGGTAGCATTATAGCGGGCCAACTGGTCAGCACGGGGCTCGATTATAAGTGTATGGAAGCCTTTGTAGTAGTGGGCCCTTAAAATAGCCTGTGCACTTAGGCTCAGACTTTTTCCTACTTGCCGTGAGCAGCAATATACAACAGATCTAGGTTGTTCAAATTCGAAGAATGGTGCCATCTGATAATGGAGGTCAGTTGACATATGTTCTTCACCTATTTTGAACACAGGTAAGAGAGGTGCAAAGGATGTAACCCACCCCTCATCTACAGCGCGGAAGTATTCCGCAATGAATTGATTCGTATTAAGACCCAAACGTTCCTCCTAAGTGCTTCGACAGCACACAAACTTATTATTTAATTTATTCGCATAAAGATGTTTTGTAAAGTATATTAGCATAAAATACAGGAATTGCAAATGCCGAGTCAGAGCTCAAGAGAAGCACTCAAGCGTAAAAAGCTTGATTTTAATGAATTGAATAATGATTCTGCCGGTCCTTATAAGACCCGCGGACTCATTTCCCATGACCGACCGTTTGAGGAGACGGTAGCACTACGACCTATTGACACAGTCAAGGATCGTGGGGCGACTTTACCTCTGGACGATGGCGAGTGGAACGATTCATCTTCCAGCTCATGACACCCTCTTCAACATACACGGAGGTGTAAGTGTGAAATCGAAGAAGGATTATGAAGGCTGAAAAGTATCTCTCAGAGGGCGGAGGTTTAGCCCTTATGGTTATTAGTGGCTTATTGCTGCTATTCTTGTTATGGGTAAGCCCTATAGCTGCAAGTTGTGCTGGCTTCGCCACCATGATATTAATACTACTCCCCCGCCTCTCCGCTAACCCGGAAACAGGTTCAGGTGTAGGTATTATAGCAGGGCTACCGGTTATCGTAGGGTTATGCGTACACCCGGTGGTGTTCTGTGTAGCTGTATTGGCAACTTGGTGGTTAATCGTAGGACTTTCTCAGAGCCTAACCGACTCAGATTCCCCGTAACAAACACGCTGTCGAGCACCGTGGAGGATTTCTTTAATTTATTAAACCGGAGATAGAATGACTAATTTATTAATTTTAAGTTCGAAAGATGAGGCTGACACTGTCAGTTCTAAGGTAATGGCTAACCATGACATCGTCATACAGGCCATCGAAGACACAGGGATGTATACAATCCTGAAGAGCAGAGGCAAGACCAGGCGAGCAAAGATGAACTGGCCTGATGTATGTAAACTGCGAGTAAAGCTTGAGACAGAAATTGCAGAGGCCTAAAAACCTGCATCTCCTTCTCATACTCTTCCTCTTAACCTAATATTACAAAAGAATTGAATATTTATTCTAAATATCCCCTTCTTCTGTAGAGATTGAAACAGACGCACCAGCTTTTCGGCTGGTGCGTTGAGCTACACATTTGTATTACTGAAAAGGAGGTTTAATGTCTATACAAAAGTATAACGCTACACTCAACAGAGTATCAGCATCGTTTGCAAAAATATCAAAGCTTATTGACAACCACGTTGATAAGTACACCATGCACAAGAAATGGGATTGCTGGTTTAGACTCCATGATGCATTCAGGAAGAAGTATCATATCAGAGCCTACAGCAGATCAAAACGCGATAACATGGATATCATGTTCGCAATAGCCTTAGCCCCTGAAGGCAACGGTAAAGGTATGTTAAATGAACTCGAACAGCTCGCAACGGAGATGTTCACCTAACCAACAAGGAGTATTATGTCAGAACTAATGTACACACAGTTAATCGGAGTCACAGCAGGCATGGGCCCAGGAATCATAATTGGTTTCATACTGTGTGCTATCCTGCTTCAGCGGGCTATCATACACAGTACCATGCATGCATTGATGCTTTCGCAGAAGGGCGGGCCGGCACCAGGAGGAGGCCCTACAGAGGACGGAGAGCAATTAAAAGTTAAAAGCCTGCATGAGATCCACGTAGAGGGTAAACGTAAACAGGAGGCTACTAAGAATGACGCACAGGACAAACCACAAGAAGGCTAAACCAATCAGATCGATTGTTATACCTACTGACTTGGATAGAGGGAAGTTAGTACCAGTGACGTGGTACCCTGATGCAGAGATCTATGAGTGTGGTGGTGACTTCTATCGTAGGAACTATGATTTTAGATCAATCGACGAGTACGCAGGCAGATGTGAGACCTGTGATATGTGCGAGGAAAATACAGGGCTCACAAACACACTCTGTAAAACCGCGCCTCGTAACAAGACTGATTTAGGTATAAAGGACTGCTCGAAGCAGCCACTCTTCAATATGAAGCTGATGGATGAAATTCACGCAGAACTGTTAAAGGTATCAACAATACCAGAAAAGGATAATAAAGATGAGAACAATAACAAAGATCCATGATTACTACGATGGTTTGATGCGAAGCGATGAAGACGATAAAATAGTTTTCATGCGAAACACCAGTGAGGTTCCCTTTGCGGAACTGGATATAGATACGAAGAGAACGCAGCATTATAAGCACTGGCATGGAAGCGCGGCTCGTTTTGACTACTTCCTTACAGCCAATGATGATGAAGTCCGTAGATGGGATGGTAAGGTACACTCCTCTGAGAGCTTCGTAGTGGGCTTTTGCGGTAAGATCTATACCGGACTACGCGTTAAGAGGACTAATGGTCTCTGCGTTACCGCACAAGGCTATAAGAAAACAAATGAGATCCTGTACGGAGACGATATGATTGAGTACCTGGAACATATCAGTGCTGATGACTGTGAGAACCATAGTAAATCGCACTGGCCCTGGCAGTTCACGCATTACGCAGGAACTGCGGCTAAGATACGAGACGCAATGACGCTTATGGAGAATGGACCACTTAAGGAGCTATTTATCAGATACCGGGTGCCTTACTTTGTGATGGAGGATTATGTGAAGTGTACTCTATTGCCGGTATTGAAGGACTACCAGTTCTACAGGGTATTTGACGCTTATCAGACTTATCAGGAGGTCCGGATGTTTGTAGAGGGCAACCTTGCACAGGATACTCAAGTCGTAGTACCTGTAGGCGGAGATTTAATAGTCCGCGATAGTAAGGGCTTCGACAAACACAGCTTCCGTAAGGACAAGCAGGATAAGAAACAAAAAAGGAGAAAACATAGAACATGAGTAATATGCAGAAAGACTGGGAAGCTGACCTTATGACTGAGTCCAAAGAGGATCTCATAGAAATGGTCAAGCATTTCCAGGAAATAGCGCTGGGTACATATGACCCAGACAAAGAGGAAGAGAACTATATGCTGGGGGTGGCTGTTAACATGTTCACCACACTAGCAAGTTGTATTCACAGGGGCGGTACCATTGAGTACCACGACGAGACAGCTAAATGGAACTGTGTCGAACTTGCCGATGTTATAACTAACTGGGAAGTTAAGTACACCCGTGATAACATAAGGATGAAAGAGAAGTAATATCATACGTTGGTAGCTAATAGGGTTAAGCGCTCGCATTTCAAGCGAGGTCAGAATAGACCGTACACCTGGTTAGGTTTATTCCCAAAATTAGGAACGGTATGCGCATACCGGTTCTATGGGTGATGGTAGTTCGAATCTATCCCAACGTGCCATTTTATTTAAGGTCCTGTAGCTGATATTGGGTTAGCGGCTGGGTGTTGCCTTTGTCATAAGGCACCAGTGTCAGATCGGCAAGAAACATAGCCAACCGGTTGGTTATACGAAAAGCCTATCGGCCAAAATTTATGCAGGAAGCGCAGGAACAGTGCGGAATGTGTAATGGGCGTATAAGGAGGTTCGATTCCTTCTGGGATCACCAGTTTTTGAGTAGAGCGGGTGACATCCGCGAGTCGTGGTTACTACAGCCCCCTACATCCCGATTGAGCGGCCCAAAAAAATATCGGAAGACGGCCGAGGCGCTCAGGGGTGATAAATAAAGGAAGAAGGTGGAGGGATCTATGGCCTATGTAACGGGTTTAATAGCGTTTGCATAGATCGTCATGAAGCCAAGGCCTATGGAGGGGTTACAAACCTCCGGCCGCTGCCGTAGTTCGAGAAGCCACTTTAACCCGCTCTGCTCATTTTTAACAAAGGAGATACATGTACAAAGTAATGCATTATAAACACCCAGACGAAGCCAAACTCATACAGCGTATGTTTGTTTGGAAGGGGTATGGGTGCCCTATGAACGAAGACGGGGTAATGGTCCGCCGCGATACAAACGGCAAGGATGCAGCACTCCTCTACAAGCACAGAACAGTTGTGGCTGTAGGCTTCTTCGAGTCAGTTGAATATTTAAAGAAGATCGAAGGACTGAGTGATGAGGTACAAAGTATACCGGTGAGACCTGCAAGGGTACCACCTAAACCTCGGCCAAAGCCAGAGGTCAGTCCCATTACAAAGGTCGACAAGCCCGCCGATCCTTTTGATGTTAACAAACTAAACGGGCCAGGATTTTAAGGAGGATGTATACCAGAATCAAAATCAACGGACAAATTAAGAATACTCACAGGTTATACAGAAGAATTAACCGACGCCATAATAGCGACAGGTCTTGAGAGCATTAACAGGGTGATTGAATCAATTGAAATCACCTGGGAGTCTGTCACTATCTGTGGTGCTGACAGTATGCCCTGCCCGGGTCTTAAGATTGTATTTAGAGACGGCAATGTAACAGAGAAAACCGTAAGAGACGAAAAGGAGAACTTTGCAGAAATAACATGATAATATTTGCAGCAGACATACACCTGACACCTAGAGCCTGGACTAACCGCTGGTCTATAGAGGGCGATGCCTTCTATGCACTCCAGCAGATCCAGGACTATGTGAAAGGTAAGAAATGCTCAGGCATAGTACTGGGCGGAGACACAACAGACAGCAACACACCGGATGCAGCAACACTGTACCACCTGTCTGAGTTTATGCACAAGATGACGGTCATGGGTATACCTGTGTACTTCATCAACGGGCAGCATGACAGAGGCGCTTATGGTCACTCCATTCTGGAAACCTATGGCGCCAAACATATTGACCAGGAGATTATTCAACTGGAAGGTAAAACATATTATGGCCTGTCATACAGGTCTCGTTCAGATCTACTTACTGCACTTGCTGATGTCCCGGAATGTGATTTCCTGGTAATGCACTGTGCGTTTAAACACCTGTTAAGCTTCGAAGGAGCATGGCAGCTGGAGCCTTCAGACATCCCTGAATACGTATCAAATGTATTGGTTGGAGACATCCATGTACAGGACGTATCAGCGTTTGATAAGCTCAAGATATACAGCCCTGGTTCTACTTATGCCTGCAACTCGGCAGAGATAAAACAGAAGCATGGGTTTTACACTATCGATAAGACAGATATTAAACATCATCTATTAAAGACTCGGACGTTTACTACACTCTCTGTGGAGGACACATCTCGAGACGAAGTCATGAAAGAACTGGAAGCTATTAATAAGAAAGCTGTTAAGGCAGCATTGCCTCCTGTAGTCTTTGTGAAAATGACGAAAGATGACACTTTAGCGTTTGACAAATTCGATAAGATCGTTATTGTAAGAATAGACGCAGCATTGGAACTTGTTGATGTGTCAGATCTACAGATAGACGCTGTCAAAAGCCTCAATCTGAAAGCTTCCTTACCTGCTGCAGTGGACCGCAAGAAAGATCCAGAACTTTATGATTTCTTAGAAGGGCTACTCGACTCTGCTTCGGCGGGGGAGTATATCTCTGACTGGGTTACTAAAGAGGGTGTTAAGCTTGTGGAGAAATAGTCTAACGCGTTAGACAAAATAAATAAAAGGAGATATAAGATGATAAACACACCCATACCGATGGTCGTAGAGAACTCAGAACAGGGTCCTAGAGGGTGGGATATCTTTTCCCGTCTGATGAAAGACAGAGTTATAATGCTTTCAACACCCATCGACGATATGGTATCGAATGTCATAGTAGCACAATTACTGTACTTGCAATCTGAGGACCCTTCTGCGGATATCGATATGTATATCAATAGTCCGGGCGGAACAGTCTCAGCAGGTATGGCCATTTATGATACTATGCAGATCCTTGGTTGTGATATTAAGACATACGGTATAGGCCAGGCCGCGAGCATGGGAGCACTGCTCCTAGCAGCTGGTGCACCCGGTAAACGTTTTGTCATGCCTAATGCACGTGTTATGATTCATCAGCCCCTCGGCGGAGCTGCAGGACAAGCCACTGATATTGAAATCCATACGAAGGAAATTCTTAGAATTAAGGATGACCTGAATAAGATTATGGTGAAGCATACCGGCCAGACTATGAAGAAGGTAAAGCATGATTCGGATCGTGACTTCTTTATGTCCGCGGAGGAAGCCAAGAAGTATGGCATTGTGGATGAGGTCCTAACTAATCTAAAATAGGAGGAGCTATGTTGCTCAATTCAAAAAGAGAAACTGTATCGTCTTGCACTAACTACGGAGATTCTAACTGTCCTCTATGCGATGACAAGTTATCCGCTAAGGTATGCAAGGACAGGGTTAGTCACTGGGCTCACTATCCATGTGCACATGATAAGAACCCTGATGGGCAGATAGAGAAGCCTAAGTGCATGCACTTTGAATCAGAATGGCATCTGCGTATGAAGCTTGCTTACATGACGTTTAATGGATGGGACATTGAAGTGCCTATCAAGATGAACGGCGTGAAGTATCTAGTAGACGCAGTGAACCTTAAGACTAAGGTAGCACGTGAGTTTGTACATACGTTAAACCCACAGCTGATAGAGAAGCATAAAACGCTTAAAGAGAAACGTCCGGACAATGTGATGTGGATATACGATGGCGAGATGTTTGCCAGTGCATACCGCAGACGGAAGTTCTCTGATAAAGGTACATACTTTCAGAAGATGTTAAAACCAACAGCACGACGTCTCTATGCCGTAACAGGCGGCCTTATCCATTTTGATGGCAAGATGTATAAGAAGGGTTCGTTTGGTGATTGCTGGTTTGAACAGACTGGTAGGGCTACACGGGAGATCCTTAAAAGGTATGAAGCTATCGACTTTACTAATGTCGAGAACAACCCGGAAGTAATACGTGACTTGGTATCCGACGAGGCTATCAAGCAATTTGTTAAAAAACTATGAGGTAAAGATGGAAAAGAGATTAACACACTTGAAGCTCAGGAGAGCAATCAAGAACAATAAGAAACTTATTATGACTGGTATATACCAGCCGGGTACACTCCATAAGAATATGAGTGACGAGGCTTATCATGAATCCAGGGCTGCCATGTATGACATGTACCCGGAGGCTAAGTCTATCTTCAAGTTTGTGGCAGATATGACGGAGCGTAAGACATATAATCCTACGTATCCTTTGAGTGTTCTTAAGCACTTGATCGAAGAGAAATGCGGTGAGGAACTGGTAGACGGAGTTGTGATTGCTACTATGCTAGCGCGTGGTTTCAAATGCAACCTTGACATCAGGGACCCACTGTTCAACGTAAGCAGCGCATCACCAGCCCTACAATAGGGTTGGCGCTTTGCGTCTTAACAGGAGGCTTGAATGCTGAAAATAAATCGTATTGTTATTGAGAACTTTTGCCAACATGAGAAGGTTGACTTATCTTTAAATGCTGGTATAGTATCATTAACAGGTGTGAATGGCGCCGGTAAGAGCAATCTTATCCGAGCACTATTCTACGGACTCACAGGCGAGGTCCTGGGGTCTGACAAGCGCGAGGATCTATTGCGCTGGGGCTCTTGTGAAGGGTCCGTTACACTATACGTCACCGATGGTGAACACGATTTTAATATCATCAGAACTATACACAATGGAAAACATAAACTAAATTCAACTAAATACGGCAAGCTCAGTAAGAAATCAGAAGTAAATGAGTTAATTTCTTCCCTCATCGGACTCGATGTTAAGCTTCTCGGACAGGTAGTATTCGTACCACAAGGTAAACTTGATGATCTGCTCAAAACAGAACATAGTGATCGCGTACGTACCTTCAATAGATTGTTTGGATTAGATGCTGCAGAGAAACACCGCGATGTATTGCAGGCGTTTAAAGGCAAGATCATCAACTATCCAGACAGAGAAGCAGAGGTCAAAGAAGATGTGGAGAAAGTAGCTGAATGCAAAGAACTACTAGATCACGTGAAAAAAGAACAAACAGAGATTAGTGAGATCATGGAAGGTCTCGAGACACAGCGCCCGCTCTTCGAGAGTGCATTGCTTGCACCCTCCTATGAAGAAGTCCATAAACTCTTGGACGAGAAGACGGAAGCACACAGGCTATTGGATGTACAGTTAGGTGAAAAACAAATCGAACTGGAAACCATGCCTGAACAAGCTGTCCAAATCTCTGAAGAAGAGACTCGCAGAGCCCATGCGGCTACTAACCTTAATATCCTGCACGAACAATGTGTAGCTGTACATGATTCCCTCGAAGCCTTCGACAGACAGGTTCCAAAGTTGGAGCCTCGCGTACACACGGAAGACCAGATAAAACAGACCCAGGACAGGCTGACTGATTTTCAGAAGAAGTACGACTTAGCGAAGGAAGGCAAGTGCCAGGAATGTGAACAGCCCTACATAATGACTCCGGAGGATATCCAGACTCTTACAGGCCTACTGAATAACACTAAGGATGAGTATAGGAAACTCACTGATGTAGAATCACAGTACAAGGCTACAGAGGCTAGGTATACCCTAGAGTATGAGGCATGGGCAGAAGGACAGCGTCATGTGATGGCTGAGAAGGAGGCCCTTGAGAAGCAGTACGAGGATGCACAGGAATTGGCTAAGGGCTTTGATCTAGAAGCATATAATGAGAAACGCAACCAACTTGATGAATATCATAAATTCGCTATGGTCAGACAACAGCTCCAAGCTGATATAATGGCTATTAAACCAGCGATGGGCAAGGTGGTTGCAGAAATAGAGATGGCAGCACAGCAGCAGGAGGCTGCAGTTACTGTTGAGATTAAGAAGCGAGCTGAGGACGTGCTCACTAAGATGAACGTCTTCTCAGAGCGCAGGACAGCACTCGAGTTGCAGGAAGCATCACTGAACACAGCCCTTATTATGAGTCAGGATCGTCTGACTAAGGCTCAAGCAGAGAATGCAGCACACGAGAGTAACACGAAGGCTACAATACTATTCGAAAGGGCTAGAGAAGTACTACACCCTGACATGCTGCCTAAGATGACAGCTAGACAGGCTATCGGGTGCTTTAATAAGCTTATCGGTAAGTATCTTGCCTTATTCCATACACCGTTCACACTTAAGTTGAACAATGATATGGACTTTAGATGTGGGTTCTCCGGTAAGGAAGACGCATCTATCACAGCCTTGTCAGGGGGTCAGCGAGTAGTCGCAGCACTGACAACACGTTTCGCACTTATGGAGATGTTAACATATGGTTGTGGCTTACTTGTACTAGATGAACCTACCGCATATCTGGACACTGATAATATCCGTGCCCTCTTAGATGTGCTTAAAGAAGCGAGCGCACATGTAGAGTCACATGGAATAACTGTGATTGTACCTACCCACGAAGAGGTAGTAGCGACAGCTTGTACGGAGGCGATTACTGTATGAGTCACTACACATTAAAACGTAACGGAGCACTTTACTCAATATCACCATGGGATCCTTTGCTGGGTCCATTGATGACCTATACGCTCCGTGAATTTGAATTCGCTGCACACAAGGCGAAACCAACATTCACTGAAGAAGAATTATATAGCGTACAACCAGATGGACAGACAGCAGTCTTCCCCTCAGGCCTCTATCAGCGGGTAGTTAAAAACCTAAAGAAGAGAGGACATACGTATGAAGTAGAAGATTACAGGGACTTGGCAGCTCTTATGCCGGCTCCTGATTTCACAAAAGTAGACGAACTACGCAGAGGGCAGGATAAGATCCTCCTTGCAGTGGCCGGACAAGATGGTGGTCTTTTGGTAGGCGGTACAGGACTTGGTAAATCATTTTTGATAGTCCAGATCTGTAAAATGTATCCCGATCTGAAGATCGTTGTAGTGTCCCCACGTAAACCTGTCGTAGAAACGCTTTACGAGGGCCTTACAGAAGCTTTAGGCTTCGTAGCGGTCGGACAGGTAGGTGGAGGCAAGGTGCAGACAGACAGGCGCGTAACGGTCTCTACGGTGAAATCTATATTAAAGGCCCCTATACAGGATTGTGACCTACTCTTATTTGATGAGGTACATGCTGTAGGGCGAAACCAAATAGGCGACAAACTGGCCTATGTAGCGAAGGGTAGAAAGTTTGGATTTACTGCAACCCCGGAAGGACGTGGTGACAACGCAGAGCTGGTCATTGAAGCTTTATTCGGACCAATACTCGTTGACATACCGTATGAGGATGCTATAAAGGATGGACTGGTAACACCTATTGAGGTGCATAAGTATCCAGTAAGGTCCTCGGCTGCCTTTAATACCGACGGTGCAATTGTAACTAAAAAACGTCATGGATATTGGCGCAATACATCTAGAAATGAGACGATGGCTGCTGTAGCTCGCATGTACCCTGAAGATGAACAGGTACTTATTATGGTCGAGACACTAGAGCATGCTATCTATTTACATAAGTTATTACCCGAGTTCTCAGTTGTACACTGTGGCGGGGCTAATAAAAAGACAACTATAGGAGGAGTATCCACTGGTAAATATCGTATGGACGATAAACGCCTTGGGTACTTACGACGACAGTTCTCTAAAGGAGAGCTAAAAAAGGTGATTTCGACAACCACCTGGCGGGAAGGGGTAATTTTGAATTTGCTCCGTATATTGGAAACAATATATGATAATGCTTTTAATTGCTGGAAACTCTTGCTCAGCACAGGGTGCACCAAGACAATCAGCAGCGAAGTTTTAGTTTGATAGATTGACAAGAACCACAACATGGAGTATGTTATTAATAACGACAAGAAATAACAACCATGGAGATAGTATGAAATTTACACATGAGATCGGAGATATTATAAGAGACCACGAGATACTCGCAGTAGTGCCTAATAAGCGTTATGCTTATTCAAAACAAAAAGGCAAAACGGTAGGTATAAATGACCCGAGAGTCTCTCTAAGGTGCAGCTGCTGCGGATATGAAAAAACCGTACACGGCACAAGACTTAAATATATCAGCTGTGATCATGGGCCCTGCCACCCACGTTTTGTGGACATAGCAGGCCACCGCTTTGGTAAGTTAGTTGCCCTCGAGTATGTAAATACAGAGGAGGACAAGAACCGGCAGTGGAAGTGGCTTTGTAAGTGTGACTGCGGTGCTACTGAGATAATCTCCAGAGGATCCCTTATGGCAACTAAGAAGAGTTGCAGGAACTGTATGTATGGCAGAGTAGGGGACCATAATAGATTACCAAAGGAGCAGGCAGCATGGAATAGATTAGAAAGAGAGTATATAAGAAATGCAGGCAATAGAGGATATGCTTGGGAATTAACGACAACTCACTTTCGTATTTTATGCGAAGCGTCATGCTATTACTGTGGAACCCCTCCTCTTCTGAGAGAGCATAGAAATATGATTTGTAACGGAATAGATCGATTGGATAATACCAAAGGGTATACCATTGATAATTCTGTGCCTTGTTGTAAGATATGTAACCTGATGAAGAGGGACTATACTAAGGATGGTTTTATTAGCCACCTCTTTAAAATAGTGCAATATCAAACTAAAGAACGTTCATCGACTATCCCGGAAGGGAGTACACCTAAGCAGGTGGAAATGGAGCAAACCCTAGCAGGTAATGCTGAGGGTTAAGATATAGTCAGATCTCATGGGTGACCATGAGCAGCACCTAGAGGTGCGGATTAAGCCTAGCGAGCTTGGTTGAACATAAATGAGATTTCCCGAATTTAGCCGTTTTAATAAGGGCCGACGGTATGACCAGCCCAATCGCCAGCAATCAGATCCCGGGTAGACTGTCGCGTTTAGCAGATGGTAAAACCTGTGGGATACTAGTTGACATGGGAGATGAGTTCTCTACGTGGTCCGAACGAAGGGCTAAGGAGAGACACGCCATCTATCGTAAGACAGGCTGGAGAGTTGTTAACAAGGAGCTAACTTGAACATAGAAGTAAGAGAAACAATAAGAGATGTGGCCAGGTTCTACTTCGGTAACGAAGCGCTGGGCTGGGATAAATCCCTTGAGGCACTAGGCAAACGTCTGGATGCTATTCAGGTCTCTTATTATGAATACTTTGCTTATTTGATTAACAAGTATGCTGATACGGCGCGGTATAGAAACACGCGCACTAGTGAACGAATATTTGATAGATTCGCAGACTACAAGAAAGACCTGATCCGACACGCAGAACTGAATGCGTACTTGGACATAGAGAACTTTGAGGCCCACATCAATTTGAAGGAGGAACCGAAAGATATCCTCTTAGATGAGACTGTGGAACTCACACCTCTATTTAAGTACGTTATGGCTTTAACACTGGGACTCTACGGTATAGCACCGCAGTTCCAGGATAAGGCTGTGCTTCAGCTAAAGGAGAACACGGAGTACTTCCGGACGTTCGCCAAGTTTCGACATGTATTTCCTGTAAAACAGGAGGAAATCATAAGTGACAAGACATGAGAATACGTTACTACTGATGTGTCTGGCCCATCATGATAAGCTTCTCCAGGAGGCTATCACTAAGACTGGGACACACCCTCTGTTTGATAATCTTGTGGATCCTTGCTCTACTTTCATATGGACAGTATTGAGAGACTGTAGGATGGACACCAACAGTTACCCAACTAGACCATTGATAGAACTTGAAGTTAATGGCAGGCTTGACATGATGTTAGGCTTCGAAGACAGCTTTAAGGAGCAGGTACGAGATACGGTCAACAACATATATTCTATAGGCAAGGAGAATACATCCGTGGAAATCGGACGTACGTTCCTTGAAGCAGCACTGCAGGAATTATTGACAAGTGACTGGGCGGATAAGATCCACCAGTTGGGTACCATCGACGAGATGCGTAAGTACGTCAATGAAGTTACAGCCGATATGGCATCTCTGGCATGCGACGGACAGGCTTTGTCTAAGCCGTTGCAGAACCCGGAAGCCTATCTAGTTAGGAAAGTACGCTCTATCTTCGGAGTGCGTGTACTGGACTTAGCGACAGGTGGAGGCCTAGCACCGGGAGAAGTCCTGGGATTGCTTGGACCCACAGGTGGTGGTAAGACTGTGTTAGCTGTAGGAATGTTATGCGAGCGAGCCTTAAGAGGTAAGCACGTAATGTTGGCATCGTATGAGCAGAAGACCGAAGGTGATGTCATGGAAAGGATTTGTACTTACATGACTAAAGAGAATATTGATAACTTCAGAGACAAAGCCTATGCGGAACTAGACCAGGACCTAAAGGATAAGGTTGAGGAACAGAAGTCCAAGTATGGCCAGTTCGTAACAGTTCTAGACCTGGCTCAGGGTAACCGAGGTACAGGCGGAGCAGAAGAAGTGACACAATATATCGAAGAACAGATAGAGGCTGGAGAGAAACCTACGTTGGTCATTATTGACTGGCTTGGGTCCATGATCCAGAGATATCTCGCCGAGAACGGCCTAGCAAGTGATCAATACAGACACGTTGGACATCAGTTCATTGATAAATTAAGCGGCCACGCCCGCCAACACGGCTACAGTGTGGTTATAAATCATCAGCTGCGTACGGATGCAGCCAGAAGCAGTGCTTATAGCAAACCTAAGGTTACTGATGCTTTCGAGTTCAGGGCCTTCTCATTCTTTATGGATGGGTGCTTATGCCTCGGTACTCTGGATACAGATACTAAGGTAGGGTGGCTGTGTATGGATAAGTTCCGTCGTGGTGCAACTAATGACTTAATGGTTAGGCTGGACGGAGAGCATGTGCGCTTCGAACCCGCTACAGGATATGTAACAGACCACAGAGGTAAGTTCATTGAGGCAGAGGCAGCACCGCCTGATGTTGATGAGGAAATACAGAATAGTAAAACAACAATAAATGAGGAGTTGCAGCAAGCATATAAAACAACATGAGAAATGTGCAACTATACAATGCGTTAGTTCGCGTCTTCAAAGAAGTAAGAATCGCGAACGAGGACGAAGCAGCAGTGTTCAGAGCCCCGAGGCTTTCAGCAGTGCAGAATCGTTTGAAGAACAAGTATAAGGATCGTAAAGACCTTATGCCTGAACGTGTCTTTGGTGGCGAACAATACCAAGTATGCTGCCCTTATTGTGGTGATAACAGGTATAGGCTATATATAAGTCATGCCTGGGATCGTCATATGAAAGATGAGGATGGTAAGATGATCTATGCCGGCAAGAGAGCTATGTGTCATAATGAGCAGTGTCTGGATAACTTGGATAACTTCCGTAATTTGGATGCCAAGCTACTACAGAACACTAACTCACAAGACTATGTTCCCTTGGCCTGCTCTACTAATGTAGAAGCATTCAGGCATAGAACGGTACAGCTACCACCGGTGACACCTTTAAATGACCCGAGCGTCCCAGAGGACATTCAGGCATACGTAACAAATAGAGGCTACGACTTAGATGAGTTGACTAATGGATGGGGAGTAGGTGTCGGTGACATCTGGTTCTATCCTAAGCCTTCATTAATATTTCCTATTGTACAGAATGGCGTGCGTAAATGTTGGCAGGCTAGGTACACAGGAGAAGACTTTAAAGCTTTGGGTAAACCAAAGTACTATTGGCCTACAGGCGTCAAGAAGTCCTGGTTACTCTACAACATGGATATGGCTAAGCTGTATCCGGGTGTAGTACTGACCGAGGGGGTCCTAGACGCGATCAAAATTGGCCCTGTGGGGACGTGCATGTTCGGAAAAATTCCGTCGGCTCACCAAGAGCAGCTATTAGCTACGCACTGGAAAAACAGTACGTTAGTATGGATTCCGGATGAAGATGATCCGCAAAGTATTAAGACTGCGGAGGAATATACAGAGAAGTGGAACAGAAAAGGACTCTTCAGGGAAGGTGCACACGTCGTACGTCTTCCTAGCGGAGACCCGGGTGACCACTCTAGGAGGGATTTGTGGAATTTGATTGTGGACAAAGCGCCATCACTGTCCAGGTTCGCGGACGGACGTACCCAGTCAGAATCTGGAATGGTAGGGTAGATACCCCGCTTGATGGAACTGAATTTGGAGTTGACACGGAGACGCTCTTAATTGAGGGTCCTGTCAAGCTACCGGATATGGTAATCATGCAGGTGTTTAATGGTATATCGGTTGACATTGTAACGTGGGATAAGGTTGATCTTTATCTCAGGCTACTGGAGAAGCACAACAAGGAGAAGATCCTATTGTACTTCCTTAATGCACCATTTGATATACGTGTGATCAATAGCACGACTCTACACAGAATGTTGGCTAACGATCAAGTAATAGATGTAGGCTCACGCCATCGTCTTTATAAGTTAGCAACGCAGGGGTACTTCGAAGAACCTGTATCACTGGCTAACCTGTGTCGTCTGTACTTGCACCAGGAGCTAGATAAGCCTGAGGATATCAGGATGGGCTTCACACGTGATATGGTACTAACAGCAGCGGATGTAAGATATGCAGCATTGGATGCTGTAGTGACACTGCTGATAGCGAGAGAGATGCCCGAGCAACCAACTGAAGCCTTACAGGCTAAAGCCGACCTTGTACTGGACCTAATAAAAGCAGCCGGTATTAAGGTAGACAAACCAGCTTGGGATGCTCATAAGCAGAGTATGCAGGACCGTTATGTAGTAGCAGCAGATGTCTTGAGAACCCACGGGTTCGAACCAGACTCCAATGCTAATAAGCCTGGTACATTACTAGGTAAGTTCTGTAGTGCCATGGGTATCGATGCCCCACCCAAGGTATGGTCAGTGACTAAGCTCAAAGGTATACTATATGTAATGTATGCAGAGAGCGGAGGCACATTAGAGCATGCCTGTAGTGAACTGAAGATAGCAATGCCAGCCATTGTGGATAAGAAGTTCAAGATGACTAAGAAGAACACCCAGGACTTGACTGCTTGTTTAGCCAAGCATGACATGGTGGATCTTATAAGCACACGCAAGAGTAGGCCCTTTACTAAGGTGCTCCTACTCATGGCGGAGCTCATGAAAGAAGGCAATACCTATAAGGCTGTAATGGCTGAGACAAGTAAGCAGTACAATGCTGCAGGTGGGTGGGAGGATGACTCCGCTTTTAAAGGCCCCACTGCATTTGTACAAGACCATCTTAAGAAGCTGCAAGCTGTGCATGGTATAACATTCGCAGAGACACCCGGCGGTAAGATCAAGATGAGCAAGGATGAAGCCTGGCGTCTTGAGTCAAAGGGTATCAAGGACGAGTTCCTAGAAGCCTACATAGACTATAAGCATATCGAGAAGATCCTCGGTACATATCTTAATGATGAGTTTATTTATACGGACGGCCGAGTTCATGCCAGATTTAATATCATGGTAAAAACGGGCCGCACGAGTTGTTCAAAACCCAATCTTCAAAACCTGCCTAAGGCAGACGGCATCCGGGAACTGTTTACAGTTGAGGATGGTAAAGTCATGGTTAGTATTGATTATAATCAGCTGGAACTATGTTCTCTAGCACAACACTGCCATAAGGAGTATGGTGTAAGTCGTATGAGAGAACTAATAAATGCTGAGATTGATTTACATAGTTGGTTCGCGGGGAGGAAGCTTAGGCATATCACCCCAGAGAATGACTATGATGGAACCGAGGTGTCCAGAGTAGGCCTCCTACCTATCCTTAAGAATATAAAGGATACAGAGGATGGAGAACGAAGTAAGGCAAAAGCAGCGAACTTCGGTCAAAACTGCTTGCTTTTGCCTAAGGAACGTAGTATAGTAGCATAAACTATAGGAGTTATGCTATGAAGAAATGTTTATTTTGTGGGAAAGGGCCGGTAGCAATAAAATACTGTTCTACGTTATGTAAGAGCAGATACCGGTCGAAACATGTGAGGTATGATAAAGTGTGTGAGTTTTGTGAAAAAGAGTTTGACACAACAACTAAAGCAACTAGATTCTGTTCCACGAGTTGTGCAGGGAAAGGAACCCCTGTGCCTCTTAAGACATTAATCTGTGTTGATTGTGGTGAAGAGTTCGAATTCAAAGGCCGCACTAAAAAGCTACGCTGTGGCACTTGCTGGTCCGCCAAGAGATCAGAGCAATCCATGACATATAGATGCCAGAAGGACGCCTCCATTAAAAGGGGCGCAGGCAGTGGAGGGGCTCAGTTTGCTGAGGCCAATCACATGTGGAACTCCACAGCTAAGTATCATAGGCATGATGGCTATCACTACGACTACAGAGCCCGGTGCTTTAAACACTGGATCAAAGCGTGTGTTGTATGTGATAAAGAGGAAGGGCTCATAGATGTTCACCATGTAAACGGTGATAGGGAGGATGTCTCTTTTGGGAATCTTGTCCCACTATGCCGCAAGTGCCACTCACAGGTACACAAGATAAATAAAGAGCTGGGCTACGATAAGTATGAAGAAGCCCTATTTGACCACCTATGGAAGGAAGGCCGAAGTAAAATCGCGGAATTAAGCGGGAACCCTACGTCCGATGATAAGGGAATCCGAACCGAAGGCTAAACTAAGTTTAGTCAGGGGCAGAGCATAGAAGATGAAATAATTCTTCCACGAGGCCGCGACACAGTAATGTGAAAAGATATGCCGAGCTGCGGTGAAAGCCGTAGAAGTAGAGGATAAAAAGCCTTTACGATAACAATTGTTTCCAGGTGGTATGGGCGTAAATAGATTCTTAAATGAATCATGGAAGAACGGGATGTATGATATGACATACGAGGAAGCACAGGAGCTACGCTCTGCGTGGTTTGATGCCTTCCCCGAAATGGAATTTCATATGAATCCATCGACGTGCTCGGCACCTAATGGAGGGGCTGACACAAACATTTATGTGGGACATTCCTTAGCAGGAACATCACGTAAGTATTGCTCGTATAATAGTGCGTGCAATTATCCGTTAAATTGTAGCGGATAAAAAATGAGGTGAATTCATGGGAAGCCAACTTGACAAATTAGCTTGTAACACGTATTGTAGTTACAAGCTGAAGGTGATCATGAGCCAAGCTGCACAGGGATGTGTGGAAGGTGCAACGACTAGTCTGTACAATCTAGACCAGATGATGGGAGACCACGAGCGCCTCACCCGGGTAAAGTATACCCGGTGATGATATAGTCTGAACTATTACAAATGTCAAGGAGTTAATTAGCATGAAATGTCAGAAAAGGAACGAGAAGTAAGTCGCGAACGAGGTAGAAAGTATAGAGAAAACATGTCTGAAGAGCAGAGGACACGTAAAAGCGATCGCGACAAACAAAACCGAAGAGCTGCTAAGAAGGAAAGACTTACACTGAACAAGACTTTGTTTAAGAAGGGTAAGAGAATCTGTAGCAGATGTTATGACAAGAAAGTACTCTCGGCATACTCGACCAAAGGGAACAGCCCCTCCAATTATAATAAGATATGTGATAGTTGTTTAATAAAGCTCTATCAAACTATCTCTTATTCTCCGGAGGTCTTGACCCCTAAATTCTGGCGTAAAAAAGCATATAGCTGTAATGGAGGGTTTATATCCCGTCAAAAGCGACGGGGAATCGACACAGCTATACAGACATTAGGCACCCAAAAGATAACAGGAGAAGAACTCCTAAAATTATTTGAGTGCCAGAATAGGCTTTGCTTATACTGCCATACAGATTTATCTGACGGGCAGTTTCAACTAGACCATAGAACTCCGATTAACGGAGGAGGAAAACATGGTATAGAAAATATAGACATAGTTTGTGCTGACTGTAATATGCTTAAATTTGATAAAGACCCTGAGTATTTCAAGGGCTTCATCGGATCATATGCTAAACGTATACTCCAAGTAATAGAATTACAGGATAAAGAGCCTGTAAGATAACACAATGTTCAATCACTCGCCGCCACAGGAGCAAAGGTTGCACTTTGGGATCTGATGCGGAACGGGTACAAAATCGTTAACTTTATTCATGATGAAGTATTGCTTGAAGTAGATCGGGAGGGTCTGCACGAGAATGTTCTACGTGCACAGCAAATCATGGTAGACGCGATGAAGTTCATACTACCGGACGTCCGTATTGGAACGGAAGCGGCAGCTATGACACACTGGTATAAGGGCGCTAAACCCTTATTCGATGAACACGGCAAACTCACTTTGTGGGTGCCATAACAACTAGATCATAGAGATCAGGAGCAAATACCAATATGGTAATGCGAAAAACACACAATGCAGGACGTCTGTCCCGCATGATCAACCCAGCCCTCGACGCAGAAGGGAAATACTTGTACGCTAAATGGGCCGTAAGAAGCCCCAACAGCAAGGGTCCTGTCGAATTCAGGATCTTCCCCCAAGTTATCGATGGCGAAATTATCCCTCAATATATAGACACTGACGTCTATAAGGACAATGGCGAAGAGTATATCTCTGACGCTGCCTTAGTCACAGAAGCCTGTGTATGTTGGGGAGAGAACTACCACACATTTCTTAGCCCAGAACCGAGTGTACTCAGAGCGGCAGGCCTCCCGTCTACCCCTGCGTATACAATGTACTGGCAGCTATACAACCTTAAAGAAGACAGACCTACGGAATGTCCTGCTGCTATCCATGCACTCTTCAAATATGAAAGAGGCAAGGGATCACAGCTGCAGAGACCCAATGAGATCCTGCTCTTCCAAGGTGTATTACTAGAACATGGTGGTAAGAAAACTACTGATAAAGATGGTAATGAGAAACCTTGGTTTCCAGTACTGTTACAGATTAACCAAGCCACAGCTCGTAAGAGTCTGTTGGAAGGTTTAGCCACACCTAAGGATTCATCTAAAGCGTTGTCCGTAACGAACAACAACATGGGTAATCTCCTAGGATTGGATGGATGCAGTCTCCGTATTGAGCCTAGAATGGTCAAGACGCAGACAGGCGATCAAACACACTACTTCACTTCCGCTGGGCCACAAATGGTACTTGCCGACGAACAGGTTAAAAATAACTTTGTTCCTTGGGAAGACTTACTCCATTTCCCGGAAATTGGGCAGAATATTACTTATATAGCAGATGCGATTGGAGCAGAAGCTACCGTATTGGGCTTGGAGAATACTCCATACAAACCCTACGTTCCAGAGGATGTCAAAGCACGAGCAGCTAGACTGTCAGCACCTACACAAGTAGCAGTGCCTGCAGCCATACCAGCAGTAGCTCCGGCCCCCGCAGTGCAAGCTGTACCGGGACCGATAACTGCACCTGCAACTTTGCCACCTGCCGCTCCAGCACCTGCGCCGGTAGCAGCTGCCCCAGCCCCTACTCCAGCTCCTGCACCAGCAGCAGCACCGGTTGTAGCCGCTCCGGCACCAGCACCTGCGAACACATTATCCCTTGACGAAGCCGTGTCACCGGACGAACCTGCACTGGAGCCTTTCGCTCCGGACAAGGACATCGTTCCAGATCAGAAAGCCCTCATGGACTCTCTGAATAGTGCACAAGGCAAGTTAGAAGGTAAATAATACGGAGGCCGGGTCCTACGGGGCCCGGTTATTTTAACGTATGAGCAAATCAGATGTAATGGAGCGAATGCTCCTAGAAGCGCAGAAGAAGTTCGGTAAGGAAGGATGTTATGTAGCACCCGACCATGCCCAGACACACTATGGTATACCCTTAGGTAATATGGCATTGGAGTATCTCCTATGCAGTACAATCTTACCCATGGAACGTATCATAGAATTATCAGGACCATTCGGTTCTGGTAAATCGTCATTGGGATATGACTTCTTGCGCCTCATTGCCGAGAACGGTGGACTCGGTAGTGTTGTAGAAACAGAGAACAAATCCGCTGCAGCCCTAATGGGCTCCATACTAGGCGAACGAAACGCCGAATGTGTACGACTACACAGAGCCAAGTCTATGGACGATGGCCAAGCTCGTATCACACATGAACTGCTCACTTATCAGCAGGCCGTACCGGATAAGGATATACCTATGGGAGTCTTACTTGACTCGCTAGTAGGTAACAAGACAGAAGAAACTCAGAACAAGATCAACAAGGAAGGCTTCGCTGACAGAACGTTCAGTAAAGAGTCCCTTGTCATATCTTCTTACTTTGGGGCCTTGAGTGACAAGCTCATTGGTTACCCTATTGTGTTCATGTTCACTAATCACGAGAAAGAGAAGATTAGTGATGGACCAATTTATGGATCTAAGATTAGAAACCCAGGAGGCTCAGCCCCTGACTTTCATAATACTTACCATATACGCTGTACTAAGATCGGGACCTTTAAGTCCAAGATCGACAATGGCTTTACGATGAAACTGAATACCAAGAAGAACTCTATGGGATCAGACAAGCGTAGCATTGAAGTAGATATGCGTTGGAAGTATGTAGAGAAAGACGATGAGTCAATGCACCAGGAAACCTGGTTTGACTGGGATAAAGCAACTGCAGAACTGCTAGCAGGAGATGAAGTACCACGTAGCGTAATAAAGGAAATTGTGCAGGTGACTAAGGTTACCAATGCTAAATTCAATTGCCCGACACTTAAGCTCAGTGGTGTAACACCTCAGGTAGTAGGCGCAGCTATAAACGCGGACCTTGACATATGCAAGAAGCTCAGAACAGCTCTGGGTATCTTCACATGGAGATCCATCGGTGTCTGTGAGGACCTGACGGCTAAACTAGAGAAGGCAGATGGCAAGTAATCCACGCAACGTATTAAAATCATTTGACCGGCTAGACCAGCAGAAGAAGGAAGACGATAGGGTTAAGTACCAATTAAAGGTAGTTAAGATCATCGCCAAATCCCTTAAGCTGGATCTCCGGCCTATTATGCATGAGTACAACTCCCTTAGGGATGACCGCCCCGAGCTCTTTATACAAGCTATAAAGGAAGCAACAGGTAGCGGATTCCCTGATGAGTTGTTTATCGAGAACGCTCATAAGACCAAGTTTGATGCTCTAGCCTTAAGGGGGCATGAGACATATTGGTTCACGAGGTTCTTGACTCTAGCGTCCGAGAATAATTTACCAGCGGCGGGATTGATCTTCCCCGTTATGGGTCGCAAAGACTGGATCATACACAACTTACCAGTAAGTCCCAAAGCGGGCAAAGTACGGCTGTTCATCCCATCGGATGTAAACAGCATCGATAATGTTCACATAACCTCGTTAATTCAATTTTTAGAGGAGTACAGAAGATGACAGAAGAAAAAACAACAGTAGTAGATGCAGAGATTGTAGAAGAAGTTGCAACTATAGATGTCTACGAAGAGAACGGAATCAAATTATATGGTTCATATGATGAGTTTATTGAGCGTGCCAAAGGACGCTTTCTTCAGGAAGGCCAGGCCATGGTTTGGTCACGCTGGACACTAGGAGCACATGTTAAAGTTGTGCTGGAAGACTCTAGTTACGGTTCCCATAAGATGGCAGACTTAGAGGCTGACCTGGGTATGAAGAGTAAGACTCTCTACGCATGTAAGACTCTCTTCGAAACCTATGACAGAGACACCATGGAAGAGAAGGTTATGCCTAAGAACCTATCCTTTCGTGCACTTAACTACATTGCCCGTGTGGATGATGAAGATAAGCGTGACGACTACATGGACCAGGTAGCCGCCGGCGAGATTAAGGCCGAGGATATACCACAGCTTGAGGCAGGGTTAACCGACGCTGAGTTAGAAGGTGGAGATGATACCACACCTGTAGCAGGTGAAGAGAAGAGTTCTGATGAGAAGGCTGCAACGGCTATCCGTAAAGCGGTAGGTGCTGTAGATGGACCATTGGATCTGATACTCAGTAACATCAACGCAGCAGAGACATGCCTGGGTGACTTGAATCTCCTGGCAGCTAATGATGAACTGTATGATGCAGTGAGTGAAGAGCTCGAAGAGTTCCGTACCAAACTGTCTGACTTACAGCCAAAGATCGTGGCTCTCATTGACCGTTTAGACAAGACGAGCAATGTAGCATGAAATGTGGCGATATAACACCAGCTGGGGACGACCCGCCTAAGGGCGTCCCTCTTAAAAACCTCCTTAAGAAGGTTCAGAAGATGTATGTACACTTCAGCGATTTCCTCGGTGAGAATTTTAAAGGCACGGTGGTACCCGCTCTATGTGATGAAATACGAGCGCGACTTGATTTAACATTCAATGACCTACCAGCTCTACGCTGCTCTTTGGAGGCAATGCTAGAGCCACAACAGGTATTGACAAAGTCCGTTCTGAAGATGATATTACTAAAGATGCTGCAGAATAAACATTACTTTCTGCAGAACGAAACCATACCCAGATGGGCAGGTCAACCTCCTGTATGGACTGTAATTAAAGTGGAGAACGCTGATTACTTGACCATTAAGGAGATATCCTTCCTGAAGGTAGAGGCACATGCTTTAACAGGTAACCTGGCCGGAGAGATGCACCATGTAGTGCTACCTATTCGATATGTCAGATGGCTTGTAAAAGAGATGGGCTATCCTAGGTATGAACGTGCACACGAGAAAGAGATTGTAGGTATGGTATCCTGGGTACGCATGGAGACGACTAACCATGGCCGTACAACATTCGGTAAGGCAAAGCCATCGAGTAGCCAGGAAGCATATAACAGAAAGCTTGCTCGCGCACGTATTGAGAAAGATTGTCCGTATAAGACTATGTCATGCTATAACTGTCCTTTTGGATTAGAGCGGTGTGGCTTGGCTACACGGCAGAAGACAAAGGAGGATTCACATGAATTCAACAGTTCTAGCATTGGACCCTAGTTTCAGAAATACTGGTTATGCTATTATCGAGCTTACAGCGAACGCTGAGAAGGTTATTGAGACAGGCGTGATCAAGACCGAAAAGAACGATAAGACGCGTAAGGTGCGTGCTGCTGATCAAAGACTGGAACAAATCCAGGTATTGGTCACTGGTTTACGTACTCTTATTGCGAAACATAAACCCGCTATGATGGTGGCCGAGCTGCCGTCGTCAGGAGCAAAGAGCGCTAATGCAGCTGCAGCTATGGCTATAGCACAGGCAGTATGTGGCGCAGTAGTTGTATACGAAAACCTACCCTATGAATGGGTAACACCCACAGAGAACAAAAAGGCTCTCGCGGGCAAGAAGAACGCTTCCAAAGAAGAGATGATGGAAGCAGCCGTAAGATTATATCCAGCTCTACGTGCCAAGTACACCCATCAAAAGGGTCAGTACAAAGGTAGGCTAGTAGGGGAATTCGAACATATAGCTGATGCACTAGGTACCTTAGAGGTTATCAAAAGCAACAGCCCTTTAATTAGAATGATTCGACCATAAGGAGTTAACATGGAAGAGAACAAAATGATTCAGAGCATGCAGACACAGATCAAACTGTTACTAATGGTAACTGGTGATAAGATATCGGAAGGTATGCTAGAGCAGGCTTTTGATGACGACGCTGACTTTCCTAAGTTGGAGTATCAATGGAAGGAATTCTATGATGATATCATGGAAGGTGGTGTTGATGGGTTCTCTAAGCATTATGACGTAAGTGCAGTGACCACTTCTAAGTCAGAAGGGCCTATAATGGGAGCAATGCAGCTGAAGCCGCTTAACCCGTTATCACTGGCTGTCATGGTAGGCGTACAAAGCCTAAGAGAGCAGATGGCAGATGAGCTTGGTACTACTGGTGGTCTTGAGATCATATCTAATCCTGTCAGGGATACTAAACCTGTAGTCGAGGAAGGCTATGTAACACTAACACCCGAAAGATGTCGGGAGATCGAATTTAATGTAGGAGACTACGATGGCAAAGAGTAAAAAGGAGAACGCAAGTGTCAGAATCAGAAAAGCAGAATTCAGCGGGGCCGAAGACAAGTTCTACGCACCCGGTGATGACATACGCAACTGCTGTATATCGCTTATACGTGGCGGGCTCGAAGCCGCTACTGCCCGCTTTCCTGAGCTTCAAGAAGAGCTTGGTAAGTGCGCTATTGTACTTGCGAGATACTATCAGGAAGCCTTCTTAGCCGAGGATAAGATCCCGGCTCTTATGCACAAGCTGAATGAAGACCTTAAGGCTATCAGCCCTACAGCGTCTGAAGCATGCTTGGCGGAGGTAGCAAGATCTATGCTTACCTATTACGGTATAGCACAACGTGAGACAAGCGGCCACAAGGATCTAACGAAGCCGCAGGTAGAGAAAATAGCTGCCGTGGGTACATTGATGGGGCACTTCGACGAAGAGGACAGAAGGTCGTTCACTAAACTATTAGCGAACAACCGTATCTACCCAGAAGAGCTTGATCGGGAACCCATGGAAGGAGTGATCATTGAAAACGAGGATAGAAAAGATACAGAAGAAGCTAAATGAGTTCAGTGGACAGTGTTTCCTAGCGTGGCATAGCCCGTTCTTTAAACACGATCCATTTGTTAACTTAGAGAGTTCCTTTCTGGTTGTAGTAACGAAGAATCGCTTCGGAGACTATGTAGCCTGTCGATTCACAGGCACCCTAGAACAGAATGAGATAAAACACCAGCGGGTGCTGTTCGAGGGTGAAACCCTGGTACGTATTCGAAATGGCCCTCGGACCAATCTGGTCGTTAAACCATACCACTTACGTTATGAAGAAACTGCTGTAGTTGCCGGCCTTACCAAACAGGTAGAGTACGGCAAGGATCCAGCTAAGCTATTTCATAACAGGGACGGTGATATCGACTTCTTAAAACAAATAGAGACTATGCTGTTCACTAACGCACTGGTACCTGTACAGACGCCTCCATATCCTGACCCTTATAAGAAGGTAAGGGATCCGAAGCAAGTACAGCCACGTATCACAGGTGAGATGGTAACCAGGCTCCGAGAGCTGGGCACCGTGGACCCTGAGGACTCAGTAACGGACAGCTTCTACAAAAACATCGAACACTTTTGTGAAAAGAAAGGAGGAAGTTTATTGTTCCCCATGAAACAGGTCAATGGAAGAGGCCTCACTGTATTAGACATGAGTTCCGTGGCAAATGAGACATTTCTCTTGCCCACAGAGCAGTTGGACTATAAGTCAGAGACCTTCCGAATGGACCTTGAACGGACGATCGATAAAGAACAAGTCGAATGGAATTCTTAGAATTACTTGATAACTATGGTTACTCTGTCGAAGACTGTGCAGTAGTAACATTAGGGACAGACGGCTTAGATCCTAATTTCAGCAACTTAGTATGTGTCAGTATATTACCTGTAATGGGTGATGCAGCCCCTCAGACTATCTATGTCGAAGGGGCAGACATATACTCAAGTGCACCTTACACGAGGGTAAACGAAACAACCTACCAGATTGAGTCTATATCCAGGAAGCTCGCAAGAGAACGCCTGTATGATATACTCAAGGACTACAAGATCTTAATAGGACACAATGCAGCAGGATTTACACAGGATTTCTTGTGTACATTCGATAAGCGTTATCGCGAGCATATCCTACTAGATACTTGGATACTTGCCCGTTACTATTACCAGCAGTGCCCGGATATTGTAGGGAAGTCACCGACTCTCCCAAGGTATCAAAAAGCCATTGCTAGATTAGATTTTGATGGACATAGAAGATGGAGGTTGGAGGATCTTTGCCAGTTTGATCCTGGCGATTATTATAATATACCAGAACGAAATGCAGTACGCACTAAGACACTTTTCATATATCTGTTGGGTAGGGAAGCCCCCATTCCCCGTGATCTATGTTAGGCTTAGGTTTTGGTTTGAATATTGGTGGTTTTGTGGTATCCGACTTAAAAGTCGTAGTGGAGATTCGAGGTTTGTCGTAGTATCGATTGTATATGGTTGAGGAGAGGTGTGACGGCATAGCTGTCATATCTAAAGCTTCGAAGGCTCCGCTTAGTTTCTTGCGCTTCTTCTTGCACACCTTGCAGAAGCGATTAGAAGCTGATGAACTTCGGAACATCTTTCTACAACCTAAACATTGTCGCTGCTTCTCTGACAAAATATATCTCCTGGTTAATATCACAATATATAGTGTTAAATGTAAATGTCAAGCGAGGTTTCAATTAAATGACAAAAGAAGGAACAATCGAAGAAGTAATGAAGAAGGCTACAGTGGGTTATAACCCCGAGACCAGTCCACAACCAGCCCCTCCGGTAGAGTACACTGAACCGTCACCCCCTATGCCCGCAACATCCCTTACAGACTTCACTGAGGCCCTCAAAGAGCTTCAGTATGCTACCACAGCTATGGAAAAGACTTCTGCTCTTAAGAAGTTATCCCATACTGCTGAAAGTAAGATGACTGATATAGTGGGACAGACGAATAGAGAGTTCAGAAGCCTGCAGGCAGGTAATCCCGATAAGAAGCAGTTCGCGGTAAACGGCTGTATCTTTAGAGGGTATACACGACCTGCTACATATAAGTACTCGGAAGAGATCCAGGCTAAGGATGCCGAGGTCAAGCTTATGAAAGCGGCGGCTAAGAAAGACGGATCAGCGGTAATAACAAAGGTAGCTGCAGACATAGATAAGGATAAAACCTTTGGACTGTCTGTAGTACCTGTTACCTAGTCCATGATATAATCGAGGAGCACGTTGTTACGTTTGACTGACTCAATTGTTGTTTGACGGTCATACGTAGCGCGTAGCTCGTCGTATCTATCACCAGGTACTTTGGTGAGTATACCCTTTACATTGGTGAATATGTCACCAGAGGTTCTATTGCGTATATAGGTGTGATCCGGCTCACAACCATACAAAGCATAGGTTCCTTTCCATGTAAGCAGGGTACTCAAGTCGCCAAGGTTGGCATCAGGCCAGTAATCAACCCAGTCAACAGCTACTAGTAGTTTATTGCCTGGTTTTTTATTCTTTGGCATACGTAGCCATACCTCACCGAACTGAAAGCAGTTAGTATTACATTCAAGGAGTTCAGCGTGAAATATCTTCACGTCTATTTCCTTGGGTATAATTAGAGAAACTGCCGCCTCTTCGACGAGGTCCTTTTTGACTTTAGCATTCTCAATAGGGAATGCAGACGCCGGAAAGCCCTTTAAGGCTTTATCTTTTTCCAGTCTGTAACAGTGCATGTATAAACATAACCTGATTATTAAGGATTGCAAGTGTGTATCATTAATATACTATAACAATATGTTGTAGTCAACAAAGGAGACAAACATGGATGAAGTTAAAATGCCAGGGCTAGTAGGTCTTGGAGACATCCTTGGAGACGTCATCTTAGACCTTTATAAAGAGGGTCCTAAGGGTGTAGTCGAAAAGGTAACGAAAGCCCAGTATTCTGCGTATGTGTGTATCACATATACAAAGACACCCGGCGGATTTACAATTCAGGGACAGCTGCAGATGATTGAAAAGCTGCTATGCCCTATCTATCAATCCAGAGGGAGTTCAGGGTCGTACGTAGACGGAATCGTACTCAGAGCCCTTACCACACACGCTCAATATGACCGTGCAGGTAAGTCGCTTAAACGAAAAACAGAGCAATTCTATCATACTGATGGAGATGCCCTGGAATTTATGAAGTTTGTTAAGGTAAGGGACTACAAGCCTCCTTGCCTGGTGTATGCAAAGTTGGACGACGAGAGTCGTGACAAGCTGCTCGATAGAGATGCGGGCTTATGGGAGGACTACACTCTAATGGCCGAGCGAGAGTTAAGACAACGCTGCAGGTCGTGGAAACAGTCCAGTAAACCTAAAAAGAGGACTATTAATGGGAGCGAAAGCGCCTGATGATTTCATGGTGTGGGGCATTGCCCTTGCCATAGGCTGTGTTTTCTTATATTGTCTTCCAAAGATTATTCTAGTGATAGCCATTGCCGGTCTGGTAATGGGCTTTGCTACAATAGGGAGCGGAAAATGAGTAATAAGTTAAAACCATCAGCTGACAGAAAGGTATGGGCCTATAACAATCAAAAGAACACTTTTGGTTTATTGCCCGGACCGGAAGGTACTTGCCCTGGAGCCACAATGGGTCCCGGCGGATGCCGTACAGTAGTAGGGAAGAATAGACCCGACTGCTACGTTTATAGACTTATGTCGATCTTTAAAGGTGTAAGAAATGTACTGGAACATAATACGAAACTTCTTAGAGAGGCAACTCCCGAGGAACAGATTGAGCTATTGAACGCTGAGATAGAAAGGTTCAAAAATGTACACAAGAACGGAGTACTTGCTGCTGATAAATACCGCTTGCATTGGGCAGGTGATATATTTAACAGACAGTATGCTGAGTCCTTGCGTGCAATGATGCTTACCCATTCGGATATACAGTTCTGGACATACACCCGTACGTTCGATGTAATCGATGTATTTAAAGATGTAGATAACCTTAAATTGTATCTATCACTAGACGACTGCAATGCGCAGGAAGGTCTGGATATATACAACAAGCAGAAGTGGAGTAACCTCCATCTATGTTACCTAGGCGATGATAAACCCCCTGAAGAGGTAGGCTCTTTTATAGCCTGTCCTGTAGATGAGGGTACTATAGCGCTTGAGGGAGCTTGCCAAAAGTGTAAGCTATGTTTAAGGGGTCACAACATCTGGTTTAAAACAAAAAGATAAATAGTATTAATTAAAAAGAATCCTGCACACGGCGGGGTTTTTGTTATCCAAACAAGGAGACGATGACAATGGCTAGTAGTAAAATGCAAAGTAGTTTCGACGTACTTGAAGTAAACCATGAACGCTTAACTGAAGAACTGATTGATTCCATGGACAGCCGTGTGCCTCTGTATATTTGGGGACCTCCAGGAATTGGTAAATCAGTTGTATGTAATGAGGTTGCTAAAAATGCAGCCAAGAAGAAGGGTAAATTCTATATTGACTGGAACCGTGCTCCTCGCGCCATTAAACACGCTTTGCGTGACGGTGAATTGGGTTCGGAACTTCTCCAGCTGATGATTAAACCCGAGCCTCCGAAGACTAAAACCACCAAACCCGGTGAAAAACCTGCGAAGGTTGAACATAGTCACAACCCTGCGGATGATATCCCGTCTGCTCTCGTAAGCGGCCTTATGGTTGCTAGCAACGAAAGAATGGCCAAAGATTTCATTGCAAAGAAGAAGTCCGCTACTGTAGCAGACTGTTTCATCTTTGCTGATTACAGGCTCTCACAGAGAGATCCTTCTGATATCAATGGTCTTCCCTCCATCAACAGCCGCGACTACGTCGAATGGCGTCCGACCCTGTTGTTCTCTGTGCTCTCTATGCCAGAGGCTGATGGTATGTTATTCTTTGATGAAATTCCTCAGGCCATGCCGGTTGTACAGAATGCAGCGTATCAGCTCATTCAGGACCGTTGCTGTGGTGAGATTTCCTTCTCAGATAAGATCGTTGTAATCGCGGCCGGTAACCGTCTCACTGACGGTGGTAACCAGTTCCAGATCCCTCCAGCACTTGCTAACAGGTTCACACATGTGGAACTGATGGCTCCGACCATTGAGAAATGGGCTGACTGGGGTATTGATCACAATGTTGACTCCCGTATTATTGCGTTCTTGCGCTTCAAGCCCTCTTACCTGATGGACTCTATGGATGACGTCCGGAAGAAAAGAGCTATGGCTTGGTGTTCACCTCGCTCTTGGGAGAAAGCATCTGATAAGATCAAAGGGTTCTCTGGTGCCGGTGAGAAGTCATTCGACCGTATCTATGGTAAGGTTGCAATGGCTTGTGGTAAAGCTAGAGCTACGGAATTTCGTGGCTTTATCAAAACCACTGTGTCTTTGAATATCAAAGATATCCTCGCGCACCCGGAAAAAGCAAAGAGCTTCGAGATCGGTATCAAATGGGCCCTTATCTCTGCGGTTAGTGAATACTACCGTGAAGACAAGAAGTTCCTGGATGATATCCTCGGGCTCTGTCGCCACCTCTCTGCCGACTTCAGTGTGTCTATGCTGCGTATGATGCGTCGCTATGACCGTACTCAGTTCGCTACCCGTCTTGCTAAATGTAAGAACAAGGAAGTTGTACTGGACTACATGAAGTACTTCGAGGATTAAGTTGAGTTTTCAAGGAATAATTGAGTGCGAACATTGCCGCGTCCACGACATAGCTCTGGACCGCGGTGATGGCGTGCCCTTCCCTTGGTATACCCTTGGGTATCCTGATGGCCCCTTATTAAGGGGTCCTCTACATTTTTGTAGTGCGGAGTGTCTTATGCTATTTCTTTATAGAAAGGAAAAGAATGCAAACACCGCAAATACTGCGATGCGAGATGCTTTAATAAAACTCAGTGCCGAAATAATAACAGAAGGAGGCAATAATGCCTAGAACAGTAATGACAGCTGAAGAGAAGCTGCACAAAGCTAAGATTAAGCTGCAGGAACTACATCCATTCTTTGCATATTTAATTATGCATATGGGTGCTACCGTTGATGAAGACTGCCCAACGATGGGTGTCGACAAAAAGGGTAACCTGTGGTACAATCCGGCGTATGTAGAATCTTTATCAGATTCCCTATTAAGAAGTTGTTTAGCACATGAGATCTCTCATGTTATCCTTGCTCATCTGGCTCGCTATCATAAAGATTGGCAGCCTGACATTGGTAACATTGCAGCAGATATCGTAGCTAATGACTTGCTTGATACAGAGGGCTTTGAATTGGATTCCAATTGGATTGTCCCGCGTAACCATGAATATGCCTTCCAGGGTAAGAAAGGTGCCGTCGTAATTGATGACATCGATAACAAGTCCATGGAAGAGATCTATGGTATCCTGGAAGCTAACGTCGATATGAAACCTCAGCCTAAATGTGGTACATGCAACGGAACAGGTCAGGTATCTCAGGATCCCGGAGACTCCGATGGCGAGGGTGATGGAGACGGAGACGGACAGGGTCAAGGTAACAAGCCTTGCCCACAATGTAATGGCTCAGGTAACAGTGCCCAAGGTCAAGTACCTGGTATGAAAGGTAAATCCCAGGACCAGCATAGGTTCGGAGAAGATAAGGATGAACAGTCAGACTCATTGGATAAAGATAGTGAACTACCTGATGAGTGGAAGTTCAAAATTGCTGAAGCTGCTGCGTTCGCGAAGCAACGTGGTCGCCTATCTGGTAATCTGAGTGGCATGGTCGGTGAAATGATCGAATCAAAGGTTGATTGGCGCTCACAGCTACTGAAGTACATAAGTGCTATGCTGCCATATGATTTTACCTGGTCCAGGCCTTCTCGTAAGTCGGCTTCACTTGGTATATATCTGCCTGCGGTTCTGAAGGAGTACCTGGAAGTCGTTGTACATATCGACACATCCGGATCTATCTGTGGTGAGACTCTTAAGGAGTTCCTAGGAGAGGTCAAGGGTATTCTGACACAGTTCGAAGCAGTTAGGATGACATTGATCATCTGTGACTGTGAGATCCACCAGGTCTATGACCTGACACCGGACAATGTACCTGAACTCGAAGAGATGCCTATAGGAGGCCGTGGCGGTACAGCTCACAGGCCTGTCGTAGATTGGATTAATGAAAACAAACAAACAGCACGTATCTTTATATCCCTTACGGATGGTTACAGTGACATCGAAAGTTGTTACGATGACCTCCCATTTGGCTGCGACCGTCTTATCTTATTAGATAGAGACAGCGGTGACATGGAAGCACGTATGGAGCCTTATGGAGAGGTGATCTGTTTAGGAGATCAGAGCTAAGTTGACCACGGAACCCAAAGTTCCAGTTGAAGTGGTCGGAGAGCACGAACCCGAAGGAGTCCAGGTGGCGTATTACCGTCACCCGGATGACTTCGAGGTTTTCTTCGGCGAGGAAAAAGACACAGAAGATTTATACTGTGTGGTAATTATACCTTCTAAGAATAGGAGGATATATCAAGGCAAGAAGGCTACTTACGGCTTCTATAAGTCTATGCAGACGATAGAGAAGATGATAGCAGTGCAACCATTAGTAGGGGACAAAGTAGACCGGCTTAGAGTATTTGAATTTGATAAGAAGCTGGCTGAGTCCGAACCCGGAGGTGAATAATGGGGTGTGACATCCATATTTTTATAGAAAGAGAGGTAGGGGACACATGGATACCCTTACGTAAGTATGATGCGTTCTATGCAAAGCATCCAGAGTGGGGATATGAGATATTCTCATTGGATGGGTGGTATAGCGGTCGCAATTATGAGCTTTTCGGGATATTAGCCGCTGTAAGGCGTGAACCCGAGAACATAATAGATGTCCCAAGAGGGTTACCTGCTGATTGCTCGGAGGGGGTAAAGGAAAGGAGCGATGAATGGGGCACTGATGCCCATAGTCACTCACACTTTACACTGGCAGAGCTGGTAGCGTTCGATTGGACTAGCAATAAGATTCAAATGGAGGGAGTAGTAAGCTCTAAAGCTGCTAAAGCCTATAAGAATAAAGGTATACCGCCGACGAGGTGGTCTGCTTGGTCGGCTGACGTAAACGATGAGGAGCGGCTTGAGTGGGAGATAACCGCCGAGTCTTATTGCGCTGAGTTTATGAGTTTAATAGAGGATTTAAAAACACTGGGTAACCCAGATAAAGTTCGAATCGTGTTTTGGTTCGATAATTAGGAGGTATGAGTACTTAATGGCTCGTTATTTTGGTAATTTTATAAGTAGGATACCCTTTCTGCGTGAAGCAGAGAGTGATTTGCGCCTACTAGTGTCCAAAGGAAATCTAGTAGCTGGATTAATTTATCCGTTGCTGGGCTGGGCATATAATAAGGAACATTTTATAGGAGTATTCGAGACTGACCTAGGGGTCAACTGTTTCGAGATCACTTCGAAGGACAGCGAGAAGAAAAAGAATCTTAATAAATATGATCTTGTACAGACTGCTGTAGAACTAGGTCAAGTAGCCACTACAGGCTATAATGGACCAACATCATTTTGTCAACTTAATATACAACAGGTACCATATGATTTATTCCTTGATGCCGAGGCAACGGCTGACTTCGACGGCTACTTTATAAATAAGAAGCGCGTAGAGAAGATTGTAGCCAGGAATAAAAAGAGATGTGATACAATAGTCAAGGACTTTAATATACTTGCACAGACAGGCACACAGTGCTTTGATCTGGATAAGAGCCGTAACGGTTATGGGAGCCACGGTATGACAATATTATCGCCTTTTCATATACTGTTACAACACAAGGAATACCCACACGTACTGTATAATATCGCATCACCGGATATGCTGTATAAGCAACCGCAGCTTGAACTGCTGCAGGCTTTTACTAAGGATAAGTCACCCTCCTCCAAGTTTATGGCAATGGTTGAGGACAAGCGTTTAATGCTTCAGTATGATGATCCTATAACATCAGGTGATGATGGTTACTATCATTCGTCAGACCTGAATGGTACGACTACATATGGTATACCACTAGATGCGGCTGCTATACATGATATAGTTAAGCCTATATACAGGACTATGTTTTCAAATATAACTCCTTCTCGGAAGCCCGTGGTGGCATTGCCATCATATTGGAGGCGCTTATCGTTTCTGTCCCGATTTAAGAATGAACGGCTCGCGGGGTCCCAGATACAACTGGATAGTAACCGCATGTTCCGAACTTCTACATCAGGCGAAGAGGCATCTACTGTTGCCACAGAATTCCTTAAAAGGGTAGACGAAGGTAAGCTTGGAACACCTGACTGCGTCGTCCTAGACGATAGCATCAACGTGGATGAGCTAATAGACGAGTGTCGCATCTATGAATTAACAGGTGCACTTGGAGGTATAGGATGAAACTAGACGATGTATTAAAAGTATTGAACATTGACCTGAATAATCATTATTTAGGCAATAAGTGTTCAGTTATGACAACCTACTATGATAAGATCGATGTGCTGGCATACTGTCAGACTTACACCGATGCTATGATCATATTCGTTAGAGGCTCAAGAGCATGTGCTTTCCTTTTACGAATGATACCCACACCGGGTAGCATGCATGATGGCTTTCAGCCAATCACAGCTGGCGTATCATCCAGTTGGTGTATAGACATAGGTAGGATGACTATTAAAAAGAAAGAAGACATAGAGGCTATCTTGACGCATATGAGACGGGTTGGAGATCATCCACTCGGTACGTGCTTTGAAGAAGACTATGCAGAAGAGAAGCTATATGCAGAGGGTAAGATTATGCCTAAGAAGAAATTCCTAGGTGAGGTCGTACTTAAGAGGTGGTCAAAAGCTCACCCGAGGAAATCAGGAAATTTATATGAACCACTGACACCTGTTAGACATACCGGTGACCCTTTCCCTTTTGATAGGGCAAGCAACTCAAGAGGTGGAAACAGAGAAAACACCCAGTTGTATGGATTCTTTCTATGTAAGAACGGTAACGTAATCGTATATGAGAGGTATGGTAGCTACGGCGGCAATACTTATACAAAGGCGGTTACTGGTGATGAGTTTCCACAAGGCCCGGGCACTATGGTTAATCTGCATAATGCATTGATAGCCTATGAACGAGCAGCAGAAGGACAGCTATTCTGCAATATTGACAGATGGCATGAGAATATATACGAAGCCACTAAGAGCTTCGAACTACCGGATGAGGCATATGATAAATTCCGTACCCAGGTTCTATGCAAAGAACTTGATGGTGCACACAGCACATATATGCCTAAAGAAACATATTGGATACCTAAGCAATAATGAAAAGAGTCTTAAAAGACTCTCTCAGCAAAGCGTTCGACTCAATACAGGACGACAGGTATCAAGAATATCTCCAACACTTCATGGCCATAGCGCCACAGGACAGTGAAGAGGTATTCAAGCGATTTTTGTTCAGCTTCCTTAGTGTCCAGATCAACTGGGAACTAAATGTTAAGCTGTACCAGGAACTAGAGAATTACGATTGGTCACGTGGTGAGGAACCCATTAAACAGCTCTTCATAAAAGAGGGTGTAGGCTTCCAGAATACCAGGCCGCGATTTATACATGACTTCGCAACGAAGTTCCATGAGGACTCTAAGCCCCTTCTAAGAGGTGAAGAGACCTGGCAGGCGTATAGAGCACGCCTCAATAGGACAGTATGCGGCCTCGCAATAGCGAAGCTTAGCTTTACTGCCGAGATGTACTCGCCTGACCAATCCAGCATCGTATGCCTTGATAGGCATATGCTGAGGGAAGTCTTTCTCATAGAGAAGACTAAGTATGGGATCAGTTGCAACGTTACGAACTATAAGAAATATGAGCAGATGTGGGTAAAGGAAAGCCAGGCACGGGGCATGGCACCTGCAATTGCTAGGTTACTATACTGGGATCAGTACATGGGTTATGAAGATAGCTTGTTCTGGTCCAAGGTGTTTGTTGAATGAGTAGAGAGAACTATCTCGAAACAAGCGGCACCTATAGGGCAATGCCTTATTGGGTTGTCGTTTCTCCCACTATGGGATATAGATGTGGCTACGTCGGTATACCCGACTGCATACATACTAAGTGGAATGAACTAGCCACTATCGAGGAAGATGGTGAGGAGTTAGCAGGTACAGATCATATATACGAAGCAGGCATAAACTGCCATGGTGGTGTCACATTCGAAACACAAATGAAAGGTGATGCAGATTGGTACGAATGCTTTGAGGGTATGATGATAGGCTTTGACTGCGCACATGCGTGGGATGGCACTGACCCTGAACTGTTAAGTGACAACGGTCTGGAACTAGGACACAGAATGAAGGGTGAAGTACGTACCAAGGACTTCTGTATAGCAGAATGTGAGAGCATCATTGACCAGCTATGGAGCGGGCCAAGTGGAGATGAGATGAAAGGTGTACTCACAGAACTTGAGTATCAATTAAAAAAGGAGAATATCTAACGCGTTAGACTATTTAAATGAGTAGAGAACTATTAAATGATAAGTACTGCGTAAGATGCGGTAAAACGAGTGCCACACCATACCTGCAGAAATACACCTATCTCTTTACAGAGAAGGAGGGCTGGCAGGGACAGAAAATAGTGGACATTGGGTGTGGTAACGGACGTAATAGCGAGCACATGAAAGCAGTAGGGTTCACAGATGTAAACCCGTTGGACATGAAGCCCGACTACGGCGTTGCCATGACACTGGGTGAGGATAAGATGCCCATAGCAGACGGGTCAGCTGATATTATATTAGCCAACTACGTCCTTATGTTCCTGAATCATCGGGAATTTAATCAGGTAATAGATGAAATCAAACGAATAGCAGCCCCGGGTGCATACTTAATGTATGAGCTCTACGCTGCTAAAGATAGCCACTGTCCAACCAAACATGAGCTCATCCAATGCAGAGACGGCGTAGCCGCCAAGCTAGGATGGACTAAGGTACGGTATGCACAGGAACATTGTATCCTAAAGAATAACAATCGGGTAGACGCCTGGTCCTAGGAGGACAACGAATGAAAATGCTTGTATATTATATATGGAGTCAAGCACCTTAACACAGGATTAGTATGATCTTCGAAGACATCGATAAAGCCGGCGCCGCATTCACTATGGCATTTGATTACATGGAATGGATATGGACCGACGATGACGGGCATTCTTTTAGGCCCCGCTTAGATGACGTAATACATACGCTTGTTAATATGAGAGACTCCCTACTGGACGACGATGGTAAGCATGACTTCATCAAGTCACAGGGTCTTATGGTAGATGTAACAGACAGTGGTACCATAGTGTACAGGCTTGAGCCTGATTTAGAGCATGCATATAGATTACTGCACTCTAACAACACCGGTGCTAAGTTTGAATGGTTCGGAGAACGCGAAGATGATGTAGATGATTTCCCTTGGGAGAAATAAGAAAGCCCCGGTGTGGACGACCAGGGGCTTAAAGAGAGAGGAGTAACGTGTAATGAAACACGTACTTGTTGAGTGTCTCCCATACATTACCACCATATGTTGTGGTTATCAAACTACTATACGTAGTATAGTTCAATTTTTATGCTCTAAATATCTTCAAAATAGGCTGGAAATGACCACTTTATTGTGGCATTATATACTAGAAAGAAGTACTAGCTGCTATTTTTTTAACCCTTAACACAAAGGAGACGATTGTGAGCAATGACAAATTGAGGAAACATGCCGAAAGGCTACGGTCCAAACTGGAGAGACCTAAGGATCTATCCAGCTCAGACTATTATTACACACTTCACGAAGCGAAATGTGTAGCAAGACAAATTAAGAGAAGTAATCGAAGGGGGTGAAAAACTCATCCTCCATTTGAGCACGAAGACCTAGTTGCTGTTTAGAATACTTACCATTACGGGGAGTACTTTTTAAATAGTATTTTAAAATGATAGACATCCTGTGTTTTTTACTTCTCTCTTTGATATAAGGGAAGAGAAGTACACAGGCATTATAAGCTCGCCTGTGGGAGATAGACCACACAAAGGCAGGCTTATGGTGTGCTTGATATGTTTTTTGTGTTCTTATGCAGCCCCCAAAGTGCTCTGCAAGGAATTCTAAAAGACCTCTATCTGTGTTAGTCATGGATATTATTACTGTCTTGTTGCTCTCGGCACTGCGGCGCATGAATGTTATTGTTCCCTCGCCGTCAAAAAGACCAGCAGCATATGCTAGTTCTATCTTTTTCATAACTTATATTCTCCTTTATATTATTGGACCATGGTATAATACAAAGGATTACTTGAGGGGGCGAAGCGAATCGATTGCTTAGCGAGCAAGTTATCCGGCGTGGTAGCCCACACGGACAAATGCTTTAGACGTAACCGTGGATGACCCAAGCGTTAATCAAGACCAGGGCTCGCAGCCCTGCGCCTCCACCAACACCTCCAACCACTAACTATGAAAGGATATATTATGAACGATCTAGTATTAAAGCTCGTCGAACAAGCCGAGCTCAAACATTGGCAAGTCCTACTCGTAGGAGGCGCCGTAAGGGATCAGTTCTTTGAAAAAGCTGAAGAAGTAAAGGACTATGATCTAGAATTCTACGGCCCAACAGCTGAAGAGCTAGAAGAGTTCCTAAGTAAAATAGGAAACGTCAAAGCAGTTGGCAAAAGCTTTGGTGTTTATAAGTTAACAGTAGATGATATTGATCTTGATGTGTCCTTACCTAGAAGGGAGAACAAAGTAGGTGTAGGGCACAAGGGTTTTGTAATTGAAGCGGACGGGAGCATGACTCCTGAGGAAGCCGCTACTCGAAGAGACTTCACTATGAATGCCATCGCAATGAACGTGCGAAGTGGTGAGGTCCTGGATTACTTTAAAGGCTTGAATGACATCAAGGACAGGATACTTAAGCACACATCGGATCGGTTCATTGAGGACCCACTGAGAGTGCTACGTGGTTTCCAGTTCTGTGGTCGTTTTGGTCTGTCCGCGGATAAGTCAACGTTAGAGCTGTGCGAACAGCTACTCCCACAATACACCGAGCTACCAAAGGAACGTGTATGGATGGAGTGGGAGAAATGGGCCGATAGATCTACCAAGCCCTCTTTTGGGTTAAAGTTCCTTAAGAAGACAGGTTGGCTAGAGCTCTACCCTGAGCTATATGACCTGGTAGGACTGGAACAAGACGCGTTGTGGCATCCTGAAGGGGATGTATTTACACATTCGTGTCAATCCTGCGATGCTATGGTTAAGCTATGTGATGAGGGTGGTAAGAAGGGTAGGGACCGTCAGGTTCTTATGTTTGCCATACTCTGTCATGACTTAGGCAAGGTTGTAACGTCAGAGATCAATGATCAAGGCCGTATAATTTCCAGAGGCCACCCTGAAGCGGGTGAGGAGTACACCAGGCTATTTCTTAATAGTATAGGTGCACCCCAGGAAGTTATCGAGAGGGTTATACCTCTGGTCGTTAATCATATGATGCACTTATCAGAACACTCGACCAAGTCGGTCAGGCGTTTGTCCATTAGATTAGGGAAAGCCAATATCGATGAGCTTGCTTATGTGATAACGGCGGACTCACGTGGACGTGGAAGTTTATCAAAGAATGAAGTACCCGGATTAGCTGAACTGATTAGACTGGCCAAAGAGGTAAAGGTTCAGACCTTTGCCCCTAAGCCTATCTTAAAGGGTAGACACCTTATGGACCTCGGTCAAGCGGCCGGACCTGATATGGGTAAACACCTTGAGAGAGCCTACCAAGCACAGCTAGATGGATTCTTCTCCACAGAGACCACAGCAATACAGTGGTTTGTGGATCACACAAAATAAAAACTAAATAAGGAAATCAGAATGATCTACCAACTGAATAAGGATCAGACTCTTGAAGGGTCTGCAGAAGAAATCATTGAAGCTTTGTTGACAGACCACAGGGAGCACCTGTATCGTCATAACAAAGTTACACTGGTGAACCCCCAAAATGATGCAAAAGTGTACTACTACAAAGCTAAAACCAACTACTGCCCCACTTGTGGGATGGTACACGGTAGTCGCATACAATTGATTCCCAAAAACCTGCCAAACTTCGAATCTTATTTCAATCCCGCCGTATGCACAATGTGCAGGCAGGGTGTGGGAACCGAAGTAGAGGATTGGATGAGGGAGTTCTTGGAGGATGACCATGAAACACTGGCCGCCGCCAAAGGATGAGTATATGAAGGACCTCTTCACACTAGCGTTGCACAATAAACAGCATGAAGATGCTTTTGTACATCGTAGGGGGCGCACTATGCGTCCCTTGTGTGATGCGGCCGTACCGTTAGAATGGCAGACGTTGGAAGACGACGATGTTACTTGCCCCGTCTGCATAGCTAGATTAAAGGAGTTTAAATACAAATAAATGGACAGCGGATTTGCACGGTTAGTTGATAATGTGTCCTACATGGTGTATCTTAGGTAAACAACTAAGAGGTATACTATGAAATGTGCAGATGTAGGTTCGTTGCTAGAGGAAACACCTCAAGCATATTATTGGATGGGTTTTTTGATGGCTGATGGTTATTTGTCCGCTAAGCGGGTTACGTTAACACTCGCTCTAGAGGATGAAGAGCATCTACGTAGGTTTGGTAATTTTATCAGGTACTCAGGCAGGCGTAAAGCGGAGGGTAATAGCCAGAGCATATCTGCTATGGATACGTGTCTAATTCCTAGATTAAAACGTAAGTTTGATCTAGATAAACAGAAAACGTATAAACCACCTGCTCAACTACCTGATGTGCCGGATGACCTGTTGTTATCCCTTATTATAGGGTTTATTGATGGGGACGGATGCATCAGAGCCCAGACAGGACGAATAGACCCCGCGTTGACAGTTAAAGTACACGACTCGTGGCTCGATATAATGGAGGATATGAGTTGTTTTTTACACGAGAGAGCCGGATGCTCTACGGTACATGCCCGTATAAATAATGCTGGTTATGCGTTTTTTACTGTAACCAACTCTATCGTCTTAAAATATATTAAGAAGGGAGCACTAAGATTACAGCTACCGGTTTTGGCCCGTAAATGGGACAAGGTAGACTTGGCTCATGTGAGCAGGGCAGAGTTGGGCCTTACACGAGTGGGGCAGGTAAAAGAGGCCTCTGCTAGGGGTTTAAGCCTTCAGGAGATGGCTGATACGTTGAATCTTAAGTATAACACAGTCTACATGATTTGTAGACGTAACGCTATCGCTATGAATAAAGATAAAGAAGTAAGGCAGGTGGAAACACTAGCCCACGAGGGTTTAACCATCAAACAAATCGCCGCGGAATTAAAACTAAACTACAAGGCTGTTTATCTGCGTTGTAAAAGACATTCAATCGCGGTTACAAGAGAGAGGAGAGATAAAAAAGCTAATGTCAAATCAGTACTGGAGCGCGGATCTTCACATCTCGCATAAGAATGTGATAGGTCATAACAATCGACCTTTTTCATGCATAGAGGAGCATGATCAGGCTATGATTGATAATATAAATAATACCTGCACACGTAAGGATACCCTTAATATTATAGGGGACTTCGCATGGAACGATCACGGTAAATGGCTTGCTGCTATCAAATGTAAGAAGGTTCTCATCAGCGGGAGCCACGACAGGATGGCGCAGAAGTACCTGGATTGCTTCACTGCAGTGTACGATATGAGAATAATGAAACATCAACATGAAATATTGGTGATGGCTCATTGCCCCTTCCGTACATGGGAACGTTCCCATTATGGTAGTGTACTCCTACATGGCCACTGCCATGGTAGACTGGAGACCTGGAACCTGTCGTTTGATGTAGGCGTGGACACCCATGACTACAAGCCGTATGCATGGGATGAGCTCAAGCCTATGATAGACAAACGCAGAGATGAGATGAGAGCAGCAGGTAGAGTCGTGACAGAGGATAGAACAGGTAAAGTCCTGTGGAGACAAGATGATGTCAGGTTCTGGAAAGATAAGTACGATAAGAAAGAATAGCTCGCCCTGAGCTTAGCAGGGTATAAGTAATATTTTTCACTAATAACAAAGGAGTGACCATGTATCATTGCGACAATTGTGGAGCACAAACACCATCAGGACAACGTGCTCTGAAGCATGCAGTTTCCAGGAAGAAAGAGTACCGCAACCATACCAAGAATGAAGCTAAGAAGCATACAGTCGGGTATGAGACAGAACGTGAGATGAAACTTTGCAGTAAGTGTAAGGACGATGTGGCAGCGGCTGATAAAGCGCATGAGGCCTTGGCCAGAGCGACGGAGCCCACACCACGTGAGATGACGGACTTTATAAATACACTTAACGAAATTTAGGGGGTGTAGGGATGAAACCTCATATAGTAGACTTTCTAAGGAAGACCCTCAACAATGAGGCTGTTCCCGAAGAAGTACATAAAGACATCGTCGACCTCATGCTTGAAGAGCTGGGGTATGACGGCGTTGCAACAGGTGAACGTTTCAGCTGCGTCCAACTGGTATCCGGAGATTGGATACCTGTTACGGCCTATGCTGAGATTAGCAGTCACATACTCGATGATAGTAAAATCGCAGCAATCAAAGCATTGAGGGCCGCAACATCGTGGGGTCTTAAGGACTCTAAGGACTTTATCGAACGTTATTGGAATGAATTTAAAAAATCAGGAGATTAAAATGAAAATGTTTTTTACAAAGAAGTTCTCGAAGAAGGAATTGGCAGCTGAGATCTATGATGCTATCCATGATACAGCGGAGATCAAGGACAACATCGACAGTGACACGAACCTCAAGCTGCTGAAGACTCAAGAAGATATGGGTATGTATGTCTGGAACGCCCTCGTTGAAGTAGGGATCTGGGATGGTTATAAGAATAGCTTTGAGGTTGACTTCGAAAACGTCAGCATGACTCATCGTGATTTCGGTGAAAAGGATTTCCTGGGCTTTCATACCCTGGAGAATGACTTGACCTACCTTGGTGTATGCTTCGGTGGTGATTGGGAGACTCCTGTATATGCGGCTATCTTCCACGGTGGAGGGGAGCTACATGTGGCTGTACCTATTGATGGTAATACGTATAACACCAAGACTGGTGGTGCGTATGGTAACGATGCCCTTGCAGATGCCTCCAACATGACTCTAAGAGTTATGCAGGAGCAGTTCAAGGACATGACATGTGATCACATTCCGGATGCAGCAGATGATACAGAGGATGCCCTTATTGATGTAGGGGAGCAGCTCTCTACTATGATTCATCCCCGTTGTGACCTGATGATTGCCGAGCTAAACCGTGACTTACTCTATTATGATGTTAAGGCGGAAGAAGGCCAGCAGGTTGAACTACCAGAGCTGGCTGATATCACTACCATGATCCACGGGTCTAAGCTTGCTGATAATCTATCAGAAGCCATCAATGAAGCAGCAGACGCCCGCTTCCACGAGGATGACGGTAACTATGCTTGTGATGGTGCACTGGAGTGCTCAACAGAGGCTGTGGAGGCCTGGGTAGAAGCAGAAGGTCTCCGTAAATGTGACGATAAGGCTACAGAAGACGAGAAGAAGGAAGAAGCAAAAGAGGTAGCAGCGGCTGTGCGTAAGCATTTCCGTGATAACCTACCTAATGCTTTTCCTCTGCCCATTATCACAGAAGACCGTGAGATTCTATTCAAGCCTGGTGCACACCAGGACGACGATGCGGAAGGCGAGGCTCTGGAAGATACTACTATGCGTCAGCAGGTAGATAAGTTCAAGGAAGCCAATGATGTACAGCGCCGTTTAGCGTTGCACAGGCTAACTGCACAGATCGCACAGGAAACTAAAATGCTTGCTCAATTGAGTGAAGCCGACCTCGAGCTCCTTATGAAAGAAGCCACCGAGAAGGAAGACGCAGCAAAGGAGGCAGCAGATGATAAGGACGATGCAGCCGGACCCGATGCTGATTCGGACGAACCGGAAGCTACGAGTGGTAGTGAGGGCGGAGACAAAGAGGCTGGGTGATACAACTTACTCAACCTTGTACGGACCGTCAGGCGCAATATTTATTTCGCCTGTTCGGTTTACTTCATATGAAAGCCTTGATGTGTATACCAAGGAAGTTTTCGGACTAAGTGCAAGTATACGTATGAGAAGTTTCGACGAAACAAAAAGGAGGTATGATATCAAAGACCTAAAGTATAAGAATCCTCCGGACAAGTTGCCGGATGGCTCGCCCCGCCCAATGGGTGCACACGAATACTCCGAGCGAGAGCTTAGAGAGTTTGCCCTGCACCTAGCGGATAACAAGATCTTCAGTAGCAGGCACATAAGACCCGGTGAAGAGGATATGTTGAGTACTATCTTCATGCCCCTGATATTTCAAGGGCAACACTTTCGTGCTTACATGATACGTGCGGAGATAACCACACTCTTTGAGTACATAGACAAGGCAGGACCACAGGGTATCAACGGATATCCTATGTTCACGTCGTTTCGATGTCTAACAGAAGAACAAAGCAAAAGGATGTTTAACTATTATGACGAAGCAGAAAAAGTCAGAGAAGCCTTCCTATCCGCTGGTGGATCAGGACAAGTGGTTAAAGAAGATCCGGCTGAACAAAAAGTCAGTGCAGGAAAACCATCTTAAGATATGTATCATGTGTACCGAGCATGGCTTGAACTATGCATGGACACAGAACCAGCTGGCGGATATGATGGATAAATTGGAGGGTTGCCGGCGCGATTCCGCTTCTAAGGAGTGGGACTTCGACTTCGGCAAAGAGGGTGAGCAATGTAAAGGTTGTGGGTTTGTAGCAGCACATGTTGCTTTGAACTTCTCAGATAAACTAGCAAAAGGAGATGACGATGGCGGCAATAATGAGTAAAGCCAGAAGAATGGCCATATTAGGCCGCATTGGTGTCTATAATGACTTGGAGATGCACTTCAAGACAGGCTTGGCTGGGAAGGGCTATATACCCGCTAAGTTCATACCCAAAGACGCAGAACGCTTTGCATGTGTAAGCCTTGATTATACAGTCAAGGAATCAGGTGCTAAAAGGCATTCACATTATGTTTTATTTAGATGGGTAGTAACCGAAGACGCAGAGGAGGCGAGGGAGCATTGGGTGGCACTAACACTCAAGCAGTGCCCGGATGAACCAGGCAGACCTGGACAGACTTGGCGTATGAAGGAAACTACACTCTCGGGCTGGTATTATGGTGTTTATAATGAACGCCTGAATAAAGAGCCCATTAAAGGAATAGAGGTCACAAAGCTACATATGAGGAAACGGGTACCTACCGAAACAGAGGACCTGATCCAGGCTATGAAGTTTTGTGAGAAACTAGGAGGAGTGTAATGGTTATAATATTCCACGCAATAAGATGGATGGTAGGACTGTATTTAGCATACACAGCATCTATGCCTATGCTAAACAATTGGGGCGGAGTAGGCCCTGAGCCCACCATGTCTATTACATTTCTGTGGTTTGTATGGCTCTTAGGCATGTTTATGATGTACAAGAGTTTAAGAGGCATAGGTGTAGGGCAGTCAAGGATACCTGAAGGAGCCACAAAGACGATACACCTTGGCTTCGAGATGGAAACCCTGGAGAGTGGCCAGAAGACTATGGACCAGCTCCAGAAACTACTAACCCGCGCTATCCAGGTAAAGAAGTGTAAAATGAATACTGATATTGCTGCATTCGAACAGGCAGCAAAGGAGGTAGCTGAAGTAGAAGCGATGAATGAAGAGAAGAATAGTGAATAAACGTTTTAAACAATAAAGGAGAATTAGATGAAAACTTCAAACCGAAACCCCATTCCTGAAGGAGTATACAACTACTACATCAAGGAAGATAAAAAGATCATCGGATCAGTGGCCTTCAAGCCTAACGATGATGGCACTGTGTCTAGAGGCATAGCTGTGACCGGGCTAGGAGAGTCAGGTAGTAAGAAGATTGGAAGAAAGATTGCACTGGGAAGACTCCAGAGAGCCTTAAAAGATGCAGAATCCTCCAGTCCTATTAACTTTAGACGGGATGCTTGTGCAAGGTTCGCAACATCGTTCGAGGGCATCAAGGCTGATATGTTTAAGTCAGGCTTTGAGGTTGAACCAACATCCTTCGAAACAAGGATAATTGAAAGTGTCAGTAGTGACTACTAAGTTGACAAAGAAGAAGTAAGTTTTTGGAAGTGCCATGGTTGCAAGATAGTTGAAATAGAGGCCGTCGTGCGCAAGCATACTATCCACCAGCAGGACCGCGGGTAAATTCTGCCACTTCCATCCCTTTGTAATATAAAAGGTAGGCCCAGAAGCAGCCATCCTCTAAGGAGTGGGACGCACTTGTAGGCATAGAAAGGTTTCTGAGTTTAGCGAACTCTAGTCAGGGACCTACAATGTAGCACAGGCAGGTTAGCGACCTGTTAACCGTCGTCTTGAATGCTACGGCTAGTAAAGATGAACAAATGGTTTCCCTTTAGCGTAACAGCACACTATATTACATTTAATTTAAACAAAAGGAGATATTATGAGAGAACAAGAATCAGAAGTAAAAGAGAGCATCCGGAATCTGCTAAAAGACATGTCTGTTGATCAGCTGAGAGCTGAAGCAGTTAAACAGGAAGCTCACCCTAATCGGATTGATCTGATTGAAGCTGAGCTCAAAACAAGAAGGTAATATGGAAGGCAAAGTAATAGAAGAGGGTATTAACTCTGATGATGGTCAACTCTATCGCTGCACATGTGGCTCAGAGATACTGGCTATAGAGTTCGAGACGGACCCTAAGTGGCAGGAGGACTGCTACTGTGATGTCTCCATATGGAGATGCGGGGATAGGCACATAGGCTGGTTGTATAGGCTTAGAATGATCTGGCGTATACTTACCATAGGTCATCCATATACAGATAATGTCTGTATGGACAAGAAACAATTTAAACAGTTTCGGGAGTACATCCTGAAGCATGAAGTAGAAGCTTAATGCCTGGCCCTGGTGGGAATCTTTCTGCGAAGTTCTAGAACAGTACCAGGAGAGAAGGTTTGGAGGTTCAATCCCTCCCCTAGGCTTCAAGTCTTACGTGCGGCGGCTTGAGTACAGGCCGGGAAAACTCTACGAACCCTCGGGCTATTAGGTCAGGCGAGGTATCCGGATTAGTACCCTGGATGAACGCCTTGGACAGTAGTATGGGCCCCTCCGGTCCGTGAAAAGCGGTCCTCGCGCACCAGTTTGTGCCAGAATGGGCCTTAACAGGTCTAGATACTCTGTGGAAGTCGATTGTAGTACCCTGGGCGAGATAACCGGAAGTAACCTGGGCAGGCAGTAGATTAGTAACAGTAGTCACTCGGAGGGTGAATTGACACCCTCGCTGGCTTTTGATTTTTAAGGATGTGCCACTATTAAGTTTGACTCGAAGGTCGTGGGTTCGAGTCCCACCTCCGCGAAACCGGCAGTGAACGGGCATCGTCGTTGGCGTGTGTCTACTAGTACCTGTCTTAATTTGGCGGAGTGGAGCAGTTGGAAAAGCTCGTCGGGTCTTTATTATAACGTCGGATGATCCTGGTGTGGTCTGCTAGCTCCTAAGCGAACACCATAGGGAAGAGTAGTCATACAAGTAAGCTATTATAAGGATAGCCCAACGTATACAATGCCCCTCTAGAATTACGCAGAGAAGACGTTTGTCGATCGAACTATGAGTACGATGATCTAATGTTTTGTGCCGCCCCGTATACAACTTAGGCGTGACAGGAGGGAAGCTTTGTGACTGTGGATTTTTAAGTGTTTACACTTAGTTCTCCCAGCGGGCCTCGAAAAACGCGGTGAATACTTATGAGTTCAAGATACTAGGAACTGGATAGTTTAGAGTTTAACGCCGGAGGGCACAGATTTAGCCTGGGACTAGGGGGTAAGCCTCTGTTGTATAGACTTCAGTAGGGTCTCCCAAAAAATACGGTGAAGGCAACTAGTATAAGTAGTATCAGTGTTGGATGATCTAACGTTTTGTACCGTCTCACGGCCTAAAGGCCGGATTGTCCGAGAGGGGGAATAAGGCCCGACGAGATAACGCGGTCCCCTGGTCCTCGAAAAACGCGGCGAAGACACTGGTATTAAACCTGGCCCCCTTCTTAACGGGAGGGGGCCTTAACTTTTGGAGGAATGTGATGGATAAAGAAAGACCAATTGATAAAAAGTATATAAAGTATGACATATATAAGCTATGCTCAGCCAAGACTGCCTTGAAAGGTGCTAAGGAGGCAGTGGTGGGTGATGGTGGCGATAGAATAAAACTTTTGGGGAGGGGGATGAAAGGCAATGCTGTGTACGCTCTTGCCTACGTAGCTGCGGCTATGTGTGAGCATTTTGATGTGATTAAGGAAACAGCTCAGGCTATGATCGAACATGATTTGAGAGCCGAGGCTTATACACTACACGGAGAAGCAGGCGAGGCCTTTACAGAGGCTAGCATGGTTGTATTCTCAGAGAAATTGGAGGATGGAGATGAAGACGACGATGAAGACGATTCCCATCCATTTTAAAGTATGCTTCACAGGCAAGATGTATTGGCATCGTAATGTAATGCATACACAAGCAAAGATGGACGGACAGATACCTGTTAATTCAGTTACCAAGAATACAGACATACTGGTATTGGCTGACTTTAAGTCAATGAGTATTAAAGCATATAAAGCGCGCCGTAATGGCACACGTTTACTTAAAGAGACTGATTGGTATGGTGTACCCTGGCATAAGTCTGAGAAGGAGATTAATGATTATATAGATGTACATATGTTCGCCGAGGTTTTAAAAGACTATGATGATTAAACACTAACCAAAAAGGAGGTGCAACATGCCAGCAATTATAATGTTGGTAGTGATTGTGGTCGGCATCGCGTTGTATGCTGTCCTCAAGGACAACAAAAAGTTCCATCGTTTCGTGGAGAAGCTCTCCGTGGACAAGGATCTGTTAAAGGATCCGGTGGATGTCGTCGAGAAACATGCTGAAGTGGAGCAGGAAGCCGAAGAGATGGCTACCCGTAAAACCGCCGAAGCTAAACAAGCGAAGGAGGATGCTAAAATACTCCGGAGATTAAGAGGAGGTAAGTAATGGCGTCATTACTAATCATAGCAGGGCTTATACTAATAACAGTGATGGTTATGAAAGGAGTCATCGCGAAGTATTATGTAGAGCCGTGCTCTCATGAATGGGGGCCTTTGAGTGAAGAAGGAACTCAGCAGTGTGTACACTGTAATATTGTGCACCGGGTACCATGCCGACATAAATGGGAAAAAACTGATGAGCATACTGTAAGCCGTAACGGGCGTATAGTGAAGCTGATTAAGGTCTACAACTGCACTGAGTGCGGTGATGAAAAGAAACATGAAGTTAATGCAGATTAACACAAACTAACAAAGGAATCCAGTATGCAGAAAATTAAAATCGGAGCAATCGTAACGGTAGCATTAATCCTTATCGCGGTAGGACTAGCCTGGAAAGGGCTTGTAGGTTACAATGATAACCAGGACTTCCAGATCAGGCAATCGGTTAATGGAACAATCACCATCCAGGACAAAGGTGGTTACTATGCACAGTTCATGAACACTATCTGGACTTACCCAAGAGTACAAGAAGCATTCTTCTCAGCGTCTGATAAGGAAGGCGGATCTGTAGATGATAGCATTAGTGTTACATTCAATGATGGTGGCCAAGCAGATGTATCAAACTAAAGTTTACTATCTTTTAAAATGCACTTGTGCATTAAAAATATTTTCGACCGCTTTGCGGTAATGCATTGGGGGACACCCCCACCCCCCCGAAAGTACCAAATAATCTATTGTCCTCCGCGCACCGGCCATACATAGATGCTACCAGACTTATTACTGCCGTAGACGCTGCCGGCGCCGCTGCGCAGATACACGACCCAGGCGTACGCCGTATTACCAGCGTAGGTAGTACCCGACCAATAGTAGCCCGACTGCACACCGGTGAAGGGATCACCCGCAGTCCACTTAGCATTACCTGCTGCATTGGATAATGCGGGAGTAACATATCCATAATTACATAGACTCTGTAACTCATTCACATTTGGTAATCGCCAATCGCCAGCGACAGAACCGTCAGTTAAACCTGCTGTTCCGTTAGCAAGAGTATTACAAGTAGTTAATGCTGTTGCCCAAATTTGAGTGCCGAATGCATTAGCATTTTTAAGCCATATAAGCTCTGTGTTGTTGTCTGTGACTGTACCGTCTCCATTATCGGTAAAGCGTGGTGCCGTATTAGCTACACCTTTTTCATAATAACCATCATCTGCATTAGTTGAAACTTTAGGGTTCACAACAGCACCTGCGGCGTCATAACTTATGGTCTGCCCGGTTTTTGATACAAGTGGAAGCCCCGCTGCCGTACCAGTTATTTTAACTCCGTTTACGTAAGCGGTTTTACTAATAGTAATCTCACTTGCAACTGCGTTTGCGTCGGCAGTATCAACAACTTCGGTTTTTCCAGCAACTCCAAAAATAGTTGCACCTGATTTGATATTACCAGTTACTAAATTAGCATCAGTTGCAACAACTCCAGACCCGTCATGATAACCTGCGGTAATCGTATGTGTGGTAGTTGAAGGAGTTATATTTTGAGTTCCCACATTTACCATTGTTCCGGTAAGTCCAGCACTTCCTGTTTTAGAAAATGTTTTTGTTGCTAATACATTTGCAGCAATAGCATCTCCTGTTGAAACAACAGCTGAACCGTCAACTCCAAAAATATTCTTTCCTGTTACAATATTGACTGCGGTTAAATCTGCATCAGCCGCAACAACTCCGAGAGGAAGAGTGTTTCCAGCCAGCTGCGGTACAAACTCTTGATATACCTTCAATGAAGGAGGTGAATAAGCCATCGCTGTTACTCCTGTTTGTTACTGTTTATTTATTGATTGAATGTGCTATCTTCGAATCGCACTTTCTTTAATATAGGTGCAATCGGAGCCAATGTCCAACCGCCCTTGTATTTAAACTATTCTGCCTAGTACCCCTATAGGGGTACCCTGTTTTTAACAGGAGAGTTATCATGAAAAAAGTAAAGATGCGAAAGCAATATGATGGAATAGCAGAATTCGTCATCGTAGCCATCGGTATCTCTGTACTAGTCATGTCTGTTATATGTATAGGCGGGTGTGTTAAAGAGGAGACGGCTATCAGAGCAGGTATCGTAGGTACTCCTTATGCAGATGAAAACAACTTCGTACCGAAGTGGCGAGAGAGCCATCCAATGATAGACGATGAAAGCTATGAAGAGTATACAGCCCGTGCTAAAGAATTCGTTCTTAAGCTACTAAAGGCTAAAAAGGATAAGCACGTCAGATGGGCAGCTGATAAGGCTAAAGGCCTTAAACATAAAGCTGAGATACAAAAGAAGAACGAGGCTAAGAAGAAGGCAGATGAACTTCTAGCAGCAGTAGATAAGCATAGAGTAGACTGGCAAGCCACACAGGCGTGGGAAGCCGAGAAGGGACAATTAGAAGGAAACAAACCTACAACAGTGCGTACAGTTAGGCGCCCTGGTGAGAGGTCTCCCTCTAAGAAAACTAAACGAAGCACATACTTCCCAACAGAAACCTTCAAGGTAGATAGGAGTGTGCTTAAGGAATGGTAATATGAGTGAAAGCACAAACTATCTGACATTCGACGAGAGTGTACAGATGCTTAAGCTCTTCTACGAAATGGAAGTACAGCAGGTAAGTTATACTTACACACCGCTCTATGGGTGGTGTATACTGCTGGAAGGGTTCAACCTTGATTTCTTTAGGCGTAAGGCTGAGGAGAACAAGCTGGACTGTGTCCATGAGTATGAAGGGATGGAAGCAGCAGGTCTTGATACACCAGCCAGCCTGTGGAAACGGACTGATGGTAAGTACATGACCAATAAGTTATTCGGTATGGATGCTGATGATGTGGATGCGGAACCGCTGAAGCTCAAAGCAGATGGCCGAACATGGAAGAAGCTCGAGTTCGCCTTGAGTAAACAGATGATTAAGGACTTCGATGAAGCGTTGTCTAAAGGATTCTAAAGGAGTTAACATGAGCAAACGAAAAGCAAAGAGATCCAAAGGTCGTAGGTGTAACCTCTTAGAGAAGCACCGTACGATCACCTTGAAGTCTATCATGCGACTAAGGATGAGGCTTCACTGTCCCTGACATGAGGTGTATGATGCTTTAAGCACTGAACTAGGCCACAGATGGGCAGCACCCGAGCAATGGTCAAGAATAGATGCCCTGAACATTCGTAATGCGTGCGCCCGGCTTGATGAAATAGTGGACGCCGCAGAAGCAATAACAGCATGTGAGGCATAATAAAGTAAAGGAGTTAACATGAGTAAGGACGAAAAAAAGATGGGTGTCCCTAAACCCAAGTACGACCCCGAGAAAGCCAAGCCTAAGATTATCCGGGCTTCCCGTACTAAGCCCTTCCTACTCATAATTCCAGAGCGGGAACCGACGCCAGAAGAAGCGGCATATCATGAGAAGGACAAGCGGGAGCACACATGGTGGCCTGACTGGTTCATGATATGGAAGGAACACCGTATTAACAAGTATGCTACAGCTAAGGCAGCCGACGAGGCCCTGCGTACATACAAGAAACGAATAGACAATAACGCTGATGAGTACCACTCTAAAATATATGAGATGGACCGGGCTATTGTCGTAGATACGAGGAGTAAATAATGATTAGTCTAATGAAACCCGTAAGGGCTGATGTGATGGCTGCGGAGTATACCTTCCGGCTGATTGAGGCGACGACCGACGAGGAAATCGAGCGTATTGCCAATAAAATAAGACGGATGAGGAGAGCAATACAAACGGAAGACAATACGTCTGCCTTCTCGCAGGCTCTCTGTTGCATTCTACTATATCACCCAATCCCAGACGTTAAAAGCCTCCACTGCCTCTCAGAGGAGGAGTGTGCTAAATGGGCCAGTGCTTGTGAAAGAGCAGAGAAATTAAAGAGGAGTAAATAATGAAACTATATCAAGAAGCCCGCACGGGCAAGATCAAATGGATTGATATTACCGCCGATGGTAACATCATGAGATCGCAATGGGGCCTAATGGACTCTGACAAAGTCCAGGAAGTAGAGAAGCCCTGCCAAGTAACAAACAAAGGTAAACAAAATGAAAGGAACGAACAAGAACAGGCCACTTTCGAGGCCAATGCTAAGATCGTTAAGAAGAAAGAGGAAGGCTATCTTAGCTGGGACGACCTCCAGGAAAGCCTCCAATCAGAAGAAGTGCCAGTGCTCCTGAGTGCTCTCCCTAAAAGCTTCTCCGTGTGCAAGCCTATAAGCAAGTGCCCGGACAAGGTATTAAACAGTGCAGACACATATGCACAGCGTAAACATAATGGCCATTGCATTATCCTAGTTAAGGATGAGAAGGGTGGCGAACGTGTATACAGTAGGCGCATGGAAGACATCACTGATGTACTTTGTAAGATCCCAGCCATTGACCATCGTATGAAGCTCCTTACAATAGGCAGCCTCGTATTCTGTGAGATGACATGGTCTGACAATGAGACGTTTGTTGAGTCGCCCCGCAAAGTAGCGGAGATAGTACGCGTGAAGGATTCTGCCAAATCATTGGAGAATTACATAGAGAACAGTAAGACCGGTAGATATGACCTTAAGATGCTGGACGCCCTTTGGTGGGACGACAGCTTTATAGGACACAAGACACACCGGGAACGCTATGACATGCTTACGGAAGAAGGCTTACTACTCCCTTTCATCTACACAGATTGGAAGACTATGATAGCATCCGCTGAGGCACAGGACTGGGAAGGATTCGTTCTTCGTACCCCTGATGAGCGCAGCTGTATCAGTTATAGTTTGGATGGTAAAGCACACCGCGAGGGATCCTGGAAGTATAAGTTCATCAAAGAGGATGACGTTGTACTTGTTGGGGCAACAAAAGGGCTCAGCGGGCGTCACATGACGGTATATGCTAGGTTCGACATGCGTCAGTATAATGATGCCGGCGAGCTTACTCATTATGGTTACTGTGGTACAGGTACTTTGAAGCACGATGAGCTTAAAGAGATGACCAGGCAGATAGATGCTGGTGAGAGCCAGTTTCCGATGGTAGCTGAGATTGAATTCGCTAGTAGACAGGATGATTCGCATAAATTCGAATTCCCCCAGATACAACGAATAAGATATGATAAGACTCCTGAAGAATGTATCTTTAACCCATAAGGAATAGCATGAGGTATTCTCATAAAGTACACAAGATCTTAAATACCTATGGTACTGAGTACTCAACGGACGGGCGCACGCCCGCCCATGTACTCTCCCCATGGCGTATGTTGGCACACCTTAGGATAACGTATGCCTCACCCTGTGGTGCAGGAATAGGTTACAAGCGCTACAATGTGTATGATCTGGCATTGCTGGATGACTTCACTGTGTATATGAAGGCGCGTAAGGATGTGGTTCGTAAGGAGACACATAACGTCTGGATGAAACTTGATGTTGATCCTGAGGTAGCATCATATAACTTCTGCCAGCTATTAGAAGCTGACTGGGAGAACGATGATAACCTGATTGGGTGGACGTTAAGCTATAAGAAAGAGCCAACCCTGGATGTGATTAATCAAATCAAGGTAGCAGCTCTTTGCAGTAACCTAGGTGACTAATGACAGATGATGTAAATGACAAACTAAATAAGATAGTGCAGGAGTTAGCCTTTATAGTAACCGGTGCACAAGAGGACCGGCAGAAGTTTAATGCTATGGCTATTGAGCACAAGATGGGACTACCGTCCCCTGCACGAACTAATGAAATGGAAGCAGAGCTTCAGGATATTGGTAGTAAACTTAGTGGCCGCAAGCTTGCAATACGCAGGCTACTAGGCGACTACAGTAAGCTACAGGAACATAACCCTGAATTACCAAACCTTCCTAAGGACTTTTTAAAATGAATACAAAAGGATTAAAAACAATGTTGGGTATCATAGGCGTGTTATGCTTATTGGAAGGTTTGGGTATAGCTGTATATGCTGTACTGGAGCAAGCACCAATGGCATGTGCACCAGCAGGATTATGTGTAGTCTGCTCATTTCTAGCGCTAATGGGAGTAAGATTGTAAAAGTCTAACGCGTTAGACAGGGCCCTTAAAAGAGCTCTAAAGGAGGTGTGAGGTGGAACATCCATGCACAAACGAGAAACATAGAGGATTAGAGCTTTATTGTGTGAAATGCATACAAGCCCTTGAGCAGAGGGTTGTAGAGTTGGAGGAAAGGGAATCAAAGTTCAACCTTGACATGGCAACACTAGAATGTAAATACCATGAACGAGGCAAGGCGTTGGAGGCTCTAAAGGTATTAGCAGTTAAAGGAGGTGTGAGGTGAAGAAAAAGCTAGGATATAAAACAGGAACGTCAAAACCGTGGCCGTTAAAAATAAACACCCACAACTTTATTGAAAAATGGGCGGTACACGACAATGACTATAGCTATTACATTAAGATAAAGGAGGAGGCGAAGTGAAAAACAAAAGATTAATTTGCGAGGCATGTGGAGCAGTACAGTTTGAGATAATAGTTGAGCCGACTCTACCTGAAACGGAAGAACAGAAATCATGGTTGCGAGATGCTATCTATTGTCCTCATTGTGGCTCTGAATGTGAATAAAGATAAAGGAGGTGTGATTATGATGACACACGCTGAAAGACGAAAAAAATTTAATAAAGCAAGCTTGGAAATAGTAGAAGTTTACCGTTGTCCGATATGTAAAAGGATATTTGAAAGGGCAAATAACTTTAACGACCATATACGGAGTCATGGTGTAGATTTCAACAAAGAGGAAGTTATTTATTATGAGAGTCCTAATGATGCACAAGGATTCTGTGACATGTTGGAATGTGGAGATAAATAAAGGAGGTGGCGAAGTGATTGAAAACATAATGGCAAGTTTTGGATTAATATGTTTCATCGCTGGCTTTTATTGGGTTTATCGTGGAATAAAAGCTCGTGTACAAACAAGAAAAAAACTAAAAAGATAAAGGAGGAGTAGCATGATGTTATTTAAAAACAAGAACTACCCACATGGGAAATATAGAATTGTCCCATTGCATGGTAAATTTTTTAGGAGATTTAAAGTGGGAAAAGGAATAGGATATTGGAAACACCCATCTATCCCTATTGGTGTATTTGCTAAGTGGACTTTGAGATTAGCTTTTGTGGAAATACAAAGATGGTTATCTGAAAAAGAAATAAAGGAGGCGTGACATGGCAAAAGCAAACCTAAACAAGCGGATGAACACGCCACAATGTAATTGCGAGAAGTACCGCACGGCGTTGGAATTCTATGCTGATGAAGATAATAATAAGGATATTCGTTGGGAATTTGGCGGTAAAGGGTTCTCCAAGGTTCAAGACGATAAAGGTAAAATAGCAAGAGAAGCACTAAAGGAGGTGTGAAGTGAAACAGATAAGTGAAGAAGTATTATACGCACGAAGAGCAGGAGCGAGTCATACCGTTAGTGGAGAGTTGGCAAATCTTGATAATCTCAAAGAGTGCAACTGTTCAGCCCTTGCGCATAGGGTGGGGGAGTTGGTTAAAGCTAGAAATGAATGCGAAAGACAATTCCAAAATAAAGTAACCAAAATCACTAAGCTACTTGATGATAAAATTATGCTCAGCAAGACGCTAGAGGATATAAAAGAAGAATACAACAATATAGAACATACTTGTCAAGAACGATTAAATATTATAGGCAGACACTTAGACGAAGCCCTAAAGGGAGGTGCGTGATATGAAATTTATAATGCAAATTGAACCGCATACACCAAGCGACAAAAAGAACCCTTGCAAAGAGTGTGTTTTGTCACATGGAATGATGTGCTTAGATAGAAGTTACTGTAAGTTCAAGGAAACAGGAAAGACTTGGAAAAAGGCCCTAAAGGGAGGCGTAGGATGAATGTGTCAATGAATGGATTAAGAAGAAATTTATCAAATGCAACAATAGATTTGATGCATCAACTTGCAAAAATAATTGATGAGCATGAAACCTATGAAGGTGAATACGAACCTATAACTAAAAGAATGGATGAAGTCAGAGGATATGTGGGAGCATTAAATTGCACTTATAATCCCGATGATGAAGATTTTAAAGAGATAGAAATAGAATTGCCATGGATGGAAGATTTATTAAAGGAGGAGGCGAAGTGAATACTCGATATTTTGCTCATACTAGCGGATTTAGAGATAATACAATTTATATGAAAGAACGAAATGGTGTTGCTGTTCCCGTTTCTAAAAATGGAGCTACCGGGAATAATGGATGGAGATTAAGAGATTGTCTTGATATGGTTAAGCTTGGTTTATGGAAAGAAATAACAAAAACTGAAGCAAGAGAAGCACTAAAGGAGGCATGAAGTGAGTAAATTAGCTGAAACATTAGAAGAAACATTGCAATGCAATATAGGATTAGCTGATAAAATATGTGAACTTCAGCAGAGGGTGGGGGAGTTGGAGGAGAAATTAACTTATGCAAGAATGGTATATGACCAAATTAGCCAAGACCAAGAAGATGAGTTAAATAAACTTAAACACTTCTTATTTATAATGGTCAAAGAAGAAGCAACCACCTTAAGCAAGGCTAAAGAATTGCTTAAACTTAAAGACATGAACGAAGCAAGGGCATGGTACAGTAAACAAGAATCCCTCCCCGCCACCGAGGCCAAGGAAGAGGTGTGTGAGTGTGACTTAGGGAAAAGGTTGCCCGATTGTAAGTGTGGATTCTGCGGTAAAAAGATAAAGGACGGTGAGTGATATGAAATATTATTATTTTTCAAACAAAGAAAAAAGACTAGCTTACGGAGACAACCGTAAAATCAAACTAGGAACAACGCACAAAGTCAAAGGTGAACCTATTCTATGTGAACATGGTCTTCACGCATCAAAACGTATAATTGATGCACTAAATTATGCTCCCGATAGCGTTTTATGGATAGTTGAATTAGGTGGTAAAGTGGTTCACGATGACGATAAGTCCGTAGCAACAGAAAGAACTTATGTGGGCGGGGGAATTGATGTTACAGACACACTAAGAAAGTTTGCGAGAATGTGTGCTTTGGATGTTGTTCACTTATGGGACTGTCCACCAATAGTTTTAGAAGGGCTCAAGACAGGGAATGAAGAAATAAGACAAGAGGCTAGGGCTTGGGCTTCGGCTTGGGCTTGGGCTTCGGCTAGGGCTTCGGCTTCGGCTTCGGCTTCGGCTAGGGCTTCGGCTAGGGCTTCGGCTTGGGCAAAACAGAACAGAAGACTAGCACAGATGGTTAGTAAAGCACTCAAGGAGGTGGCGAAGTGAATGATTTACCAAAAGAAATATACTTCTCGGAACTAATAGGAAGCAATGGAGTTAATTGTTTAGATTATAAAAACTTTGATGATTCTGAAAAATACATTAGAGGCGACATACATGAAGCCCTTGAGCAGAGGGTGGGGGAGTTGGAGGACTGGAAAAAAATAACAGACACAGCAGGAAAGAAACTAGCTGAAGATAATATCCGACTCCGCAAGGCGTTGGA